TAGTCCCGATGGAACTAACGGCAGCAGCTTCTTCCATAGATAGCTCACCGTCACCGTCTTTATCCCAATTCTCTATGCAGATACGCTTCACCTCGGGGTCCTCGAAGCGAATCCACCACTTAGCGATGTTCAGCTTGAGTTTCGGATAGTGTGTCATAAGCACATCGTAGGTGTCACGATACGCACCTGTGGAGAGATTGATAGTGCCGTCGAGCACTGGATATGGGTCATTACCGTACTGACCTTCTGCATCGATTCCTTGATATGTGCCGTCTACCAGCTGGGAGAGTTTATCGAAAGTCCTTCCATCCGTGAAAGTCTCATTGAAACCGACACAGCGGACGTAGCGCAGAGCGTGAGGAACTTGCCCTACTTGTGCATCCATGATGTCGATGAGCTTCTTCACGGGTTGAAGATTGTCACAACCGCTGACAAAGTAGCTCATCACATTTGGAGCGCAACCTTCTGTATTGCATTTTTCATTCGTGAGCTTATCGAGGTTTTTCAGTTCCACGTATGACGTGGAAGCAGGATAGTCGACTTCTTCAAGCGCAGCACCATCGGCAAAGTGTGCTTCGGTGAGTGATGAGCCACCAGCGAGGAACTTACGCAATCGGTAGTTAGCACGCATATCGAGCGAGCCTCCAAGAGTAGAGATGTTCTGCACATCAATTTCCTCTAATGATGTTGTATTACCGAGCGTAAGCGAAGATATAAGTATCTTTACGTTCTGTTCGTTTTCATCACCAAGTTTCAATCGCTTGAGTCGCTTACCAATGATAGAGAGCGCACCATTGATGACGTATGAAGACCAATCGCCTATATCGAGCAGGTAGTCAGCAGACTTGACAGAGAGCTGCTGATCTGACGTACCGTTAATGTCTACGACTATCTCACACGGCTTACCTGCATCCGTGCGAGCACCACGCATGATTGTGGTACCGTACGCAATAGTAGGGTACAACTTCATCGCAGGTGTTAAGCGCAGAACGATTGAGTTAGTCGTAGCATCCGCCTGTGCAGATGTACGGACGGTGATAGCACCTTCAGCGGTCTTTGCATCGTAATCACCGAAGCTGTACTTAGACATAAGGTACTGAATACGCTTCTTTACCCACGCCACCTCAGGCGACTTTCCATCACCAAGCGACTGACCCAGTGGGTCGGTGTCGTTCGTGTATTTACCTTGCAGCATGGCAAGCTTCATTTTCTCGTACAGCTTACCATCTTCATTGTATAACATAGAAGAGAAATTGTCAATTACAGAGAAGTAATACTTCTCGAAGTATGCAAACAGCTTTTGCTGGTGCGTACCCTTTTGTAGCCCTCCGAGTTCCTCCATTTTCGCAAGCATACGACGCATCATTTGCGCACGCTCCTCTGGATATGCTTGCTCCATTAGGTTCCACAGTACGGACTTCTCACCATTCCATACTGGTGTGCCGTCAGCATAGGTGTCGTGAAACTCTACCCAGTATGGTTTCTTCATTAAACCTTGATTAATTATTGCCAGGATAGTATCAAGGTCATCCTGACGAAGTTTCCATTTACTCTTTGCCATATCTATTCTACATTAAAGTTATACGGATATGTATTCTTTGCACAGTTATCCGTCGCAGCCTTAATTTCTCCGTATGACTGATGAAAAAGTAGGTCCATTATGTCCCAGTCCTGTGGCTGCTCAGCACGGAACTTCTGAATACGTGCTGACTTGAATAGCTCATTGAGCTGAGCAGCATCACTAACCGAGTTGAATATCGCCTCGGTTAGTCCGTACTTGTCACCAACTAACTGCTGACGGAGATTAACCACCGACACACCGCTGTCGAGTGTTGAAGGGCAGAAACGCTTATATAAGCTATCGTAATAGTATAGGTTGTATTGGTTTGGGTCGCCCTGCTTTGCTATCCAATACTCGATATGTGTTGAGTGTGGGTCAGCATTTAATTCGTCGAGCGTTCCATTGAAAGGCTCGATAAACGTATCGCACTGATATATGATGTTGTAAGCAGTGATATACGACTCTACAAGCTGTTCTGCACGCTGACGTGTTTCGTCTTCTGCTGTTGACTTATCATCCACAGGGAGATTAGCGTAATCTAAGTCCAAGCAGTTTTCCCAAGAGAGTTCAGATACTTGGTACTGATACGCTTCTTCCTCCGTGTTGTAGCGGATGCGCCTTTTATCCCAAGGCACTTGATACAAAGTAATACGTGGTGAGTTGTCAGAGCCTTCAATAGATAGGAGGTCTGGGAAAAGGTCCTTATCGTAGCCGAAGGTTGCTGCGTCGCCCTTGTCAGGTCCAACCGTAAACAGACCGACAAACTTATACGTCACTGTTCCGTCCTCTGCCGTTTGCTTTTCAAATCCTACGAAGGTCTCTTGGTATATAGATACTCGTGCTTTGCTGTCCTGTTCTATTCCCTCATTGGTCAGACCGACTGCTTTCCATAGATCCGTAAATGAGTTTACAGAACCCATCTTGTGATATTGCATTGAAGAAGCAATATTCTTCTTTCCTGTCAGCTTAGAGATTTTAGGTAAGTTCTTGAACAGCTCAAACTTTTTCTGTGCTGTCTGTCCATCTTCATACACGATGGTAGTATCCTTAGCTACCTTCGCTTTCCAATTCCAAAGATAATAGAGCATTGATGATGTACCCTGACCTTGCAGTTGGAGGTTGGTAATCGTCAAGCGGTTAAGGTTCGTATTACCGTCTTTCGGATAAATCTCAAGCGTACCCTTTGGACGATAAGACTTTCCATATTCATAAGCTGGGAGTGGTTTATCAAAAGTAAAGACATTGACCTTGCCACGCACCTTGTCAAAGTCCACTGTGGTACCGAGCGTGTCGTAGATGTCATTGTCTAATTTCTCGGCACTCTTCTCACCTACGGTCGACAAGGCGTTGATATAGTCCTGATGGACGTTAGCAGCGTCCATTGCGCTGTCATATATACGAATAGAATACAAATCAACATCAGCCTTATCCGAGCCTATAACGATACCGCCACCAGTACCTATCTGCATAGAGTCAGTAAGCAAGTAAGCGAACTTACGAGCTTCTACACCGTCAATGTAAAGATAAACGAGGTTAAGGTAATACGTATTACCATTCAAGACGTAAGTGTACTTCTTAGGAGAAATCACGAGTGCCAGGCGAATACGCACACCATCATCTGTACTCATCGCCTGCACGTCAGCGTTACGCTCGCTACGAGTTGCGAACATAATAGAAGACGGCTTCACCTTCAATCCGATATAACCCTTCTGATAAGGCATAGCGATAGAGATACACTCTGCATCGTAATCAGATGTGTTGTTAATCTGATAGTCTATCTCGATGGTCTTACCACTCTGCGCTGCCTCCTTTGCGAAAGGCTTGTAATCAATCGTAAGACGTGAACCAGCGAGCAAGCGCAATGTGCGTGCGCCTTCGTCATCTATTATCCAGCCGTCACGAGAAAAGGCCACGCTCTGCCATTCAGCACCGATATGCTCGGAGTTGATGAGATTGCGGAGGACATTGCGGTCGGTGTCTGTGTTATTTCTGTTCTTAGCATTCAGATAGAATACCGCTCCTGCTGTAGCTGAATAGCCTTGCGAGTTATCAACAGGGAAAGGAATAGCGTCACGTAGTCGCACCTCGTCTGTAGGGTGAGTTCTGAATCCAATCAACGCTGTAAAGTCGGAGTTATCAATTGTCTCGACCTCAAGCGAAAGCGTGTATTGCATCTTGGTCTGTGTCAGTGTGTTCTCTGACACATTCTCTTGCAGCACCTCGTTATCCTTCTTCATCAAGATTGAGAGTGGTGTCGTAACCGCCTTGCCATCATATACAGCGTATTCCAACACCTTGTTTTCATACCAGTTCAACAGCTTCTCCGCCTTGTTATTGACGACAACCATCTTCACAGCCTCGTTATTAGCGACAGCCATAAAGTCGTAACCTACTGGAGTAGTCTGTACGGTATTGTCTTCATTTGACAACCAGGCAGAGAGATGGAAGACACCCGTCTTATTCGTGAACGGAACGGTATAAGCGACAGGCGAAGAGGTGTAAGTAGCTGTACCGAACTGTCGTTCATACGTCTGCTCATACCCTTCACCTGTAATCTTCACATGAAGCGTCTTTGAGATGTTACCGCTGATGTAGCACGGCAGCACAATGTCGCCTTGATAGGCTTTCCACCAGTTGAACTCTGAGATAGAAAGGAATAGAGCCGACAGCGTGATAGAGTAGACTAAGGCAGGAGAGGTTTGACCAGTCACCTCACCTGTAATCTTCACCATGATATTGTTCTGTCCGCTCTCAAGGAACTTAAATACATCAACAGTTGTCACGGTATTAGACTGACATCTACCACGAGCCTTACTTACGAAAGTACCATCGCCTGCCTTAGCGAAGATTTCGTAAGTACCCCATTCTCCTGTGTCGATGAAATCACTCTGCCCAACATCCTTTGTGCGTGACACGAACATAAACCTGATTGCACACTCGCCTGCTGACTTAGAAGCAGATAGCGTGGTAGATGGCGACTGATTGATGGCACGGAGATAATAGAGAATAGATTGCTGTTGTCCTCCGCCACCTTGCCCAATAGGAAGTTCAGACAATTTCATTGCCACCCACTGATCACCGTTCCATACGAGTACACATGTCTCAGACGTGAGTTCGTCAACCTCAGTATTTACGTTTGAAATCTGTCCGAGCGTAGGGCGGTTCTTTGCAATCGTCTTCTTCACACGTTCCTCCTCAGAGTTCTGTGCGTCGATGAGTTCATTGACCTTTTCGGGCAACTTGTTAAACTCGTCAGCGGTCAACCGACCACCTGTCTGTTTATGTTCTAAGTAGAGTTTTTCTATCGCCATAATTATGATAGCTTGAATGGGAATGTATAAGTAAAACCGTTGTTGCCCTCTATCTCGACACCGTGCGCAAGAGATAGAGCGTGACAAATGATGTCTTGAAGGAGTTTAGGGTGAGAACTCGTAAAACTCTCACCCGTATTATCTTCAATGCCACGGATAGAGGCTTGTACGAAGCGATTATCTTTCGTACGGCTCTCTGTGATATATACCTTGATGTACTTCATTATAGAATTTCTTGCAAGTTATTCAAGAATTTGCAAGGATTGACACATTAAAGTTTCCTATATTTCTTCAAGAGCCAAACAACGATATATCCAATAATACCCAGCAGAACTGTTGACATTGCGCCGATTGCCCAGCCGCCGACATCCATCTTTAGCTTCTCCCATCGAGATAGTTTCCTCTCTACTGGTACAGGAACTTCAATGCGTTCTTTCCTTGTCGCTCGCAAAATGTCATTACTTGCCTTATAGTGGGCTAACAGCCGTTGAAGCGTGAGGTTGTCCTGCGTAGCGTGCCAGCGGTCACGATAGCGAATTATCAACTTTTCTTTGATGTTGCCTTGCTCGTCCTTGATGATAACAACGCTATCATGAATAGCGACACTATCACGAATGTTAATCACCTGCCGAGTGATTAAACTATCCTTGATATGTACGCTGTCTTTCCATGACATGTAGATAGTATCAGTGCGGATAGACTGCACAGGAACATACACCCTATGCGAGCAGCTTGTGAAGCAGAGCGAGGTAAGAGCCAGTAATCCAATGATGATTAACATCGTGTACACGTAATACTTAATATCCTTATCTTCCATACTCTTATACTTTTAATGTGAAACACTGTCTGCGTTGCTTTCCATCCGCACGCTTATAACCCACGTGCACCCAACGAGAGGACTTAGACCGCTCGATGATGATTTGGTCGTAAGAGTACCCCATCAGGGAGAACTCTGTCGCAAAGAAGCGTTCAAACTCATCCTGCTTACCATTGACAGGCTGCAAGTCTGCTGCATAACCAACGACATGAGCAGAGTTCTTCACTCCTCCTACAGCCTTGTTCAACTCTGGTGAGCGATAGCCGCTTGTGATGCGGATAGCAGGCGTACCGAGGTCGTGACGTTCGCAATATTCTGCCCACTCTGCACGAATACACTCTAAGAGTGTAATCGTCTCCGTCAAGTGAACCCTCACAATAGTAGGAGGGTTATTGTTTATCTTGAGTTGTTCAGCGGTGCTGGATTGTACCAGCTCCGCTATAGAGAAATTTGCCATAACTAATCAAACTTTGGTTTATCATCATCTACATTAACATGCGAACTCTTAAGATACTCACTAAGGAACGGTACTTTGTCTATCGCTTTCAGTGTTAGCACGTAATAAACAAAGCCTGCGACCTTCCACATCGTCGTATTCTCAATGAGCATCATCCGCCAGTTTCGGACGATGTTTGTTGAGTAGAACCATATAGCCACACCACATAACGCCTTGACAACTCCGAGCGTCTCTTCTCCAGCGTGAAGAAAATAGCCTGTAATGAAGATAGAAGCTGACATTACGAAGAACAAACAACAATGATAGAAGAACACCATTGACTTTTTCAAGTTCCATTCCTCGCCATGTTTCAGTCCTGCAACTAATCCGAAGATGTAATTGACACCAAACACAATCAACATTGCGTACATGAAATCACGTATCGGGAAAAACAAGCTCAGCATTCCGCTGATAACGCTACACATTACGTACTTAAATTGTTCTAAATAGTTCATAGCAGACACATTAATACTCCGACAACAGCACCCACCAGACCAGCAGATACGTCCTTTAAGTCGAACTGCTCATCTCGGAGGTAATAATCAACACACTCCTTCGCTACCATCAGTAGCAAGACACCCGTAATTGCAGGGAATGCCCACGCTTCAACGTTTGCAAACAGCCTACCAAGCACGAATGCTATGATAAGACCTGCAATGAGGTGTAAGTACTTGTCGCTACCGATAGCAGCTAATTTCTCGAAAATCCTGTAAACACAATCTAATGCTTTCTTCATATCACTTATTTTAATGTTAGATTAAAAAATCAATTATATAAACCTATAATTTGCACTCCATACATAGGCACTATAATCACTCCCATCATAAGAAAGAAGAAGAGTAATGGTGTCTCCCTTTCCCATATCTATCACCTTAACTCTATCCAAATCATTATTGTATATTTGTGGGAAAGAATTAGAGTTCATCCAATAGTCCTTAAACTCGGTACCACTGTCATATATATTCGTAATAGCAGTCCCTTCTGAGTTTATAGTCGTGCCCTTTATTCTTCCATCCGACAGTAAGACCAAGGTAGATTTCGTCCCGTCTTGATTTATAATCTGCCGACCTCCAGTAATATCTTCAGCTTTTACTACACTATAAACATCCTTATTGCGGCCATAAAGGACATCGCCTATGGTCGAACCACCTACTTGAACTATATGGATAAAAACAGCAAAAGACTCATTTGCTTCAACAGCGATAGAATTTCTTAATGTAGAGAGAAGTGGCAAGAACATGCCTGCTCTTTCAAAAGAGTTCTCAAATAGAACCTTTGCACCTTTATTATAGTCGATTTCCTTAATATTCCCTTCTTCGAGGATCACCTTCTGAGCAAGGTAGCCTTCCATGTTCCCTCGGACCGAACAATGTCCTTTTCCAACAATAGCAAAGTTATATTCAGCATTGCTGGCGGATAAACTCATTGCATAATTACGACCCAGACCCCATTGGTCTGTTTTATCGTTATTTTCAAAACGTGCGACGGCTCTTATTCCACTACTCAATGGCAGCACATTACCTCCGATCCCTGCGAAGGTTGAATGAGGATCATTTCTAAAAACCACATAAGCGTCATTCGTGAATTTACCATTTTCGTTTTCATTTATAAGACCATCATCAACAATACGAAAACCTGCAATTCTTCCTTCTGCGGCATTGATAGAGCCTGTTACGGTTACATTCGTAAATGTAGCTCCTTCTGCATCAATAGTCTGAGCCTTGATACCCTTAGCTACTATTGCCTTTGCATCAATTAAATCAGCATTCAGTTTTCCTCCACTGGTAAAGAACGACACTTCCCCTGTTGTTGTTACAGCACGGAAACGGTCTGCAACTACATCAAAGGTACTATTCTCACCATCAAGATTGAATCCGACACGCTTAAGACCTGTTCGCAAGTCTGTCACAACAGCAGAGATTGATTTGCCACCAACATTAAACTCTGCTTCAAACTGCTTTGTGGTATAATGCTGAGCAGACTGCCAATCTTCAATATCGAAAGGCTCGCCAGTCGCTTTCGGACGAACACAAACGAGCAAGTCGTTGCGGTACTTATCTTCAAAGGTAGCGTTACTCCACTGGTCGCCCTTATCATACGGAGGTACAGGCTGCTCATGTACAAATACTCTACGCTTACCATCAGCTGTGTCCTGTGCGTGCTTAGCTGCTTCAAGCGATTTCAACACATCAGCGTCCGTAATCTCGTGCCAAGAGAAAGAGCCATCAGGGTTTCGCTCGAAAGAATAAGCACGACCTCCGCCTGTCTCAACGTATGAGCGATTGTAATAGATGTCATGCTCATGCAATTCCTTAGTAGCATCGTCTGTCCATTCATTAGCAGGTTCTGTAGTGATAGAAGGAACGGCATCACCAAACCAAATCACCAGCTGTTTATCTGACTGCTGTTGAACGGCATTGATGCGTCCTTGCATCGTCTCCAAGAAGTCTTGCAGGAGGATATACTTACCACGATTAGCTGGGTTCTCGACCCTTATCTCGAATTTCTGCTTATCAAAAAGGAAGATAGGGTCAGGAAGGGTAAACGAATTGATGCCCTTTATAATCTTAAAGTACGGACTACCCTCTCCAGCTGCTGACTGAATGATGGCACTCTGTCTTTCTGGAACAGTGAGGTTGCCAAGCTGCACAACCTCGTCACCCACCTGTGGAACATCGCTACCACTTGCGTAGTTATCTACATTCGTATTATCAGCGATGTCAACATAGTCAGTTCCAACATCAGTAACACGACGATGCCAGTAGTGATTAGCTGTTTGTCCGTTATTATCAATAAGGTTAAACGTCTCGCAAAGAGCCAAGTCGTCCTTACGCATGGAATTATACACCCTACGCCCTTCACTATCCTGCTGAACAAAATAGCACCGCCAAGCACTAGCAATCTTCTCTATTCGTGAGATAACAAAGCCGCCTGCCGAATTGACAACTTTACCTTTAATGTGTGAGGTCTTCATCACCTCCACCTCTTCTGCTGTCAGTTTCTTTCGTGCGTGAATGTAATCTGTGTCGATATGCCAACTCCCTTGTTCGTCTCGATAAATGCCAGCACCATGAAGATCTTTCTCAAAGTCTTCTCCAAAATGAACGCCATTAAGAAAAGTAAGTATAGAAGAAACCCTATCATCAATATCCTTACGGACATATCGAGCATCAGAATTACCAAAAAGATAGTCAGGCGTAACCACGTCGACACGAGAGTTCTTTGGCGTTTCATTATTAGCGACACCCGTCAAAGTTTCTCCACCGATAATAAGGTTCTTTACGGTCGCATACTTAGCCTCGATATTATCGAATGCGGCACGAACAATAGCCTTCAAGAAAGTCACCGTATCATCAACAGCATTATAGAGCCACCAAGTATTATCACCGCCAGCAGCGATAGCTTCGTCAGAAGCCAATTTACCGGTATCAACGCGTTGTGTCCACGTTCTGTTTTGCAACACACCGCCAACAACCGAAGGACTGATAACACCACCGAGGAAGATGTAATAATAATCTTCAGAGCCAAGCTGAACTTCAGTCGCTGACTTACCATAAATATCAACACGCTCAGAAGGGAATACAATCAATGCCGTGCCATTATCTTGCTGCTTGCGGGGGATAGCAGCATAGACATATTTCTCGGTTGTAGAATTGAAATAAGTTGGGTTGGCTATCAAATTCCAACGGCGATAGTTATGTCCTGCATCATAGCCCAATCCGTCTATGTTACGCATATAACACATTATCATAGCACCACTGGCTACATTTGCCTGAATATAGTCAGCATCACCCATAGCATTAAGCGTTATACTCAAAGCCGTGGAACTAATCCAATAATTACTTGCGCTTGCTTCTGTCATATTTTATCATTGTTTTATGCAAAGATAAAATTGACATAAGGAATGTGTGGGACAGAATTATTTAGGGACAGACAAAATAAGACTAATAAAAAGAAGAATGAATATACCCACAAAACGTAAAGTATATACTTTAACGCAATAAAGTATATACCTTATGATGCTAAAGTATATACTTTACGTATTAAGCCTAAATAGGGTAGGAGAGGATACTTACCCTATTTAACTAAATTCAGGCGAGCCATTAATATCAAACTGTATCGAGAAATGAACCTCACGCATAGAACCATCTGCACGATTAACACCCGTCACAGTTTCTTCTGGTACGATATGACAAGGGATAAACACAGTTCCTACCTTTATCCAAGCTGCCGAAGTCATAAGGAACTCATGAAGAAACCACGCTTGCATTGCGGGACTGACAGGTCCACTTGATAGTTTCCACGTTTCATAATCATTCTGTTTTGTAATTAAGCCACGTGAAAAGTTACCAAATGTTTCCTGAACAGAACGAATATAAGTCTCACTTGTAATATTCATCTCCACCGAACGAAGCGAAAGAACAGAAATGCTCTCAAGACATCCCAAGCCATTCACAAAGCGAAAATCAAGACGATCAGGCGAAGAACTATTCAAAGCGTAGAAATCACGTCCGCCTATCGTTTGCATACCAGCTGTTGTTACAGGGAAAACAGCAGAAGAGGGGCCAGTCGTTACATTACCCAACGACACAGGAGCAGGGAAGGACTGAGGAACAACAACAGACTCTCCAACGGAAACAATTTCATACTCAGACTTAGGTTTTCGAGAGAAATGTTGTGCGGTACTATTCCCATCACTAAAGAGCCTTTCTAAGTCAGTCTTAGCACCAAAGAGAGCATTACCACCTTCATTACTTATTTCCTCCGTCTGATGAACCTCACCATTTTGCATATACTCATCATAGGCAGAAAGCGAATATTTTACGAACGGATAAGCCGTAGGCGGGATAGGTTCGTACTGATAGCGGTCAGCAACAGCCTGAAGAGCAGAAGAAATATCTAACTCAACAATTTCGCCTTCATTAACAGGAGTAGAAACCTGCGTAATAGTCCAATCAATATCAGTGCTAAGAGCTGCTTTCACCTTTACGACAACCCTATGGAAAGAAATTATACCCGTAAGTGAAGCAGCCGTTACCTTATAAGTAATAGGCGAACCAATGTGCGGTGAGCCAGATTTTAAAACGAGATTAGAAGCCATGTTGTTCTCTAATTATGTTTGTAATAACACTAACAATAGTTCCAATAGAACGGTCCTGTTGGAATCGAGACGGGTCAATAAAAATATTAAAACGAGTTTCACCGTCCATCACAAACTCCAAAAGATCCATACTGGAGAGTCCAAGGTCTTTTGTCAAATCAGTTCTATCATCCAACAAGTACTTAGGACCAAACAATCGATTCAAGTAGCTGTAAATAAAATATTCAACCTCACTCTTCATAATCATAATGCGTAAAATTCTATTTCAATATCCTTTATACCCTCTTTTGCAGAAAGAGAGTAAGACACCTTATTTATATAACCAGTAACCCCATTAATACGATAACGCTGAAGCCAATGGTTCGGTATATCAGCAATAGCCGCTGGAGTAGCTAACAAACGGATGCGATATTTCTTTCGATTAAGAAGGAAATAAGCAAACTCCGACATAAAAGTATCAAACAATCCACGTGTGCGAATCTTAGTTTCAACCGTTCCATTCTCGTTCATAATATCAGGATTACACAGAGGTACGGGAGACCAATCCGGCTGCTTAAAAGCTCGAATTTTCAAAGAAAACCGCTCTTCATCTCCCACGCCTGGCTGCACACCATTGTAATCAAACTCGTTACCCATCATATCAATAGAGTCGGAGGTTAGAGCATATTGACCTGCCACAGTTCGCCACTTACTATTCCCAAAACCATCATAATCGAAAGAATATTTTTCAATCGTAGAGTCAATACCACCGCCACGCATAATAGCAATAGAAAGTCCCCAGTCGTGCGATTGCAAGGGAGAGTTGCCATCATCTGTTTTTGTAGTGTCATAACTCTCACGCAAACGAAGTTCCTCTGTCAGATAAAAATCAGCCCAAGAAGTAGACAATAGATTACGAATCTTCTGTAAGACAAACTCGTGTTCCATTTCCTCATCAATAAAAGCCGATAAAATAGGCTGCCTACGCTTTGCATTGATATTTGAAACAGAACCACGTCGTCCTTTTTCGTCAACACCTGTAGCTGAACCAGAGGCAAGAGCTATTTCATTCTGATAGTTTACATCATTAAAAACCATCGGAGTAAACTCACTACTAAACTCCTGAACATAGTCTTCATTCATCTTAGAACAATCGCCTAACTCAACGCCTTTGAAAGCACCAACCTCAAATAAAGCAGGATGTAAAGAGTTAGCATCCTTAGCTTCACTGTCTACCTTTACACGATAAGCGTTACCTGTTGTTTTATCAACATAAACGTTCATATCAGAAGATGATAAAGCCTTGAAAATCTGACCATAGACTTTGTTAGTCACCGTTCTTGAACGAGGATACTCGATATAGTCGTAATCAGTATTATAGTCTTTCTTATTCTGTTTAATATTCTGTCGCTGTTCCTTTGTATCACTCTCTGCTGAATAACACATACGGACACCTGTAATTTTCTCATTAACCTTACGCATAGAGATAACCTTACAAGGAAGGTCTATCGGTTGCGCCTGATCACGAAAAACTTTACGAAGCAAATAAGCCGTTACCTTCTTCTGCTCATAATCATAATAGAACTTAATACCGAAACTGTTCTCTAAAGACTTAATGACAGTACTAACACTCTCCTTTGGAAAATTCTCACTATTTGCATACATAGCGAGGACATTGCCAGACACATTATGCGTCTTAGCATCCGACTCAATAGTAATAGACTGAATTGAGCCATCACCGACATTGTACGTTTGGGGTTCACTTCCATCATCAAAACGAACCGTAAAACTGGTGACATCCTTAGAGCCTTCATCCTCAAATTTCAATCGACCACCACAACCACGACTATCCAACCACTCATTAATCTCATCGATATTCGCAAAGAAGGGATTGGCATCCTCGTGTTGCGGAGGCGTAGTAGCCCATTTATTTACAGGAGGTGTAACAGTATTATCACTTGGTGCATATTGATGTTCAACAGACGCTATAGGTATTTGCCTATAAGTACAAAGGAAATGAGGAATACCCACCGTTTTTGTGCCATCAGCGTATGTAAAAATTTCTACATTCCAAACATAAGGGTTTTCCACTGTAGCTTTGGAAGGAGAGACTTTCCAACCATTCAATTCTGTTTCAGATAGAGGAATAACAGGCATTTCAGATTGAGAATCAGAAAAGTAATAGAACTCATCAATCTTCGCTATACTATTTGCTTTTAACAATAAAGAACCAAGACAAAGTGTGTCGGTAGACTCTATAATACGATCCTTAGAATCTTTTATAACACTCTTTTTCCAAATATATTTCTTCTCGCCTTCACCATGAATAGGAACAGTATCATACTTGCAGTGAGTTGTAAAGAAGCAAAGACGATTAAAATCTCCGATTTCTGTTAATGCACTCTTATCAAACGACACTCCTAAATGCTCAAACAAACAATCAAGAAAGTAAAGCACATAGAAACAGATACCTGACTGTGGGCGATCAGCATCCAAAACCCAATAAGGATAAGCATCCTCATTAGTATTGGTAGCGTCTTTTGCTGCAATAACGCTATCGCTCGTTGTTCCATCATCATTCAGTCCTAAATGCTTATAACAAACACGAGCATTACAATAAGGCTTTGTAGGATAAGCCTCTGAAACATTTATAAAGCTCGTTTTAACCTTTGGAACAGTAACAGAGTTCTTATCAGGATAAGATAAAGTTGTCTTCCTTTCTGCCTTTTCTTTATTACCAGAGACAACGCACACGCCAGGATAAGAGAATCCTAAAGCCTGTGGTTCAAAAGTTCCATTAGCAACACCATCTTTATCAGAAGTATATTCTTTATCTCCTTTCTTTCCTTTATGTTCAATCTTCGCTCTAAAAGAATATGTAACTTCACTAACAAGATTACCAATCTTCTCTCCAATCTGAATTTTATCCTTCACGGGTATGTCTTGACAAGAAAGGTCCCCTATAAGACTATCGAAACTTTGCGAGGAAGAAGCTATATTCATAGACACGCCATCTTCTACCTCGTCATCATCGGCAAGGACAGCAGTACCACTACGGAAGGGAAGACCATCAACAAGAATACGCATAGGGGTATGCTCCAACTGAACAGGACGAATATCACTTATTGCGCTATCAACGTTACCTACAAGGAAACGATTACCCATCAAAGGAATATTGACAGGGTAGGAAAACATTTCTGTTTCGTTGAACAGAGGGTTCTGATCATCAATATCAAGCGTAAAATCGTCAGGCAGAACAAGTGGTTTTCTTTTTGCCTTTATAGTAACGTGTGACTTCATTAACTCTTTTTCTTTAATAATTTAGATGTATTATCCAAAAGGATAGCTTTCTTTAAGTCTGAGTAGACAACAGAGCCTTTATAAGCATTTATCTCACGATGACCATCATCACAAACAACCCCACCAGTAATATCAATAGTAGCAGCATCAGCACAAAATACCTTTTTAGAGTCTGTGATAACAGAAGACCAGTCGCAAACATGAACTGTACTTTTATGAATATTACCACGAGAGTAATCGTTCAATAAAATCTTTGCTTCTTCATTATCCGCATAAACATAGACATGATCATAAGCACAAATTTCGGCTTTACCAAGTACATAAACCTTAGCCTTATCCCTAAACTTTAACACGTTAGGACAGTCACCAACAAGAACCTCTCCTTTATCGGTGCTCTCATTAAAATAGACACCAGCAGCATTTATCTCGTCTTTATAATCATCATACACCTCAGAGAGAGCTGTAATTGTCTGCTGTGGAACTTCTGTAATAAGTCCATGCCAATACTTAAGCCACACGGCAACCAACTCTGGTACCGTATTAGCTGCTGCCATGTCCGCTTGACTTTCCTTACAATTTCCACTCTGAGAAAGAATATCTGTACAGAGCTTCTTAAATCGTTCTAACTTAGCATCAATATTTGCCATAATCAAATCATTTATATAGCAAAGATAGGAAACTAAACAAGAGAGTATGGGACAAAAGAAATAAAAAAGCCTTCACTATCCATCACGGACAATGAAGGCAGCACCTCCAATATATAAACATAAAGCTACGATATAAATACCATTAACTACCCTTTATCCTTTCAAGTTCATCATTCTCTTTAGCCATATTATCCATGTGCTGCAATACAAGTTGGAAGAACTGACTATTAACCTCCGTCTCATCTAAACCAAGATACTTTTGCATAGTTGCCGTTGTACGTGTATAAAGTTCGAGCGGATTGTTCTGCTTTGGCTGCCCTTTCACCGCTTGACGCTTAAAGCAACGCGGATATTCTGTTTGCAAATAGAACATCATACCTTCCCACCAAAAGCGAATAACCTGCCAATCTTCTTCAGGAAAGTTCCTAAAGTAAGGCGCATAATCCGAAACCTGATTACTCTGATATTCAAAGTCAACACGAATACGTTGTGTTTTATCTTCAACTACACGAATTTTAGCCTTATACAAGACTGCTAAGAAGCAAGCACGAGCGAGGTCAGTAGCCTTTTCTTGTTTCATCAAGTCCCTATCACTGACTTGATCACCCCTCTCTTGCATCTGAAGTAATAGGTTTTGTTGCGTAACATAATGCTCCATATAATCCTGAACAAAACGATAACGCTGCCAAGTAAAGTCTTGCATTAACGTTTCAGGACCACGAAAGACACGTTTACGTCGCCACCAAGAACGACTACGTTTTATCTCTTGGAAAGGGAATACAAATAGGTGATTATTCCCTTCACAGTCCAACCAGTCAAGCAGACCTGCACGGATAATCCGCCCACTATTCAAGTCTTTCTCAGGCTCAATCCAAGAGGAGATTTGCCAAAGATAAAGGTTGAATACAGACGGGTCTTCACCTGTCAGCCGTTTACGACACCAACGCCACGCACGATGCAACCAACAGAAAGACTTATCACGAAAGCGTACCACATAATATTGCCGTTCTACGTCAACACGAGGATTAATAGGCTCTACAATTTCAAGACCTGTAAAGGCAAAGAAGAGAGCAATCTTTACTTCCTTCAAGGAGAAAGGCTTGTAACGGGTTGCTTTTGAAGCACAGGACATCAAAACATGCGCAACAGTACGGAGATCCTCCGTGGAACAGTCGTTCCAAGAACGAGGAAGACGAAGGTCAATGTGTCGTTTTTCTTCAAACATATTTAACTCAAAGCTGGTATAACAAACATAACATTTCCATCCTCATTGTTCTTAAATGTCGGTTCGTATGGTTCACGAACCTTATTTGCTGAAGCGTCATAGATAGGCGAGGCTTCCATAGCATTCTTTGCCAAACTAATAAAGTCTGACTGATACATACGTATATAATCGACGCAATTATTCACCATCAAGACGGCTTCATTATGAACGGTAGCAAGGTCAGGAGCAGACAGCTTCAAGAAGTTTGTTCTTGCAATAAGATGCTTTACCATCGCCTTACGTAAACGATGAATAAGCCTTGCGAGTTTCTTATCTTTTGTACCTTTAATAGCATTGTCTGTAAGGAAATCTAACAAATCCTCACCTACAACTGGTGCAAGAATATCCTCTTGAATATAACGCAAATCAGGCAAAAGCGTAATGTACTTCTCACGATTGTCATATATGTTAACGTACTCTTGCAGCACCTGTGCTGAAGGAATCAACAAAGAGCCAACAAGGAAGAAATATCGACTTTTCTGCCAAGCATCAGTAATTTCTTTTTTCTCTCGGTACTCATCAGTGTCTTTGCCTTCTTCAGTTACAGATGCAACCTCACGCATCCACTCTTCAAGTACAATGAGTAAACGGTTAACAGCCGAATGAGATTCCTTATAACAGGTCTGTTTGTATGCACTGATAGCATCTTTATCTGCCTTACCATAATCGTCAGAGGTTGCCACGTTTACACCTGAACCATTCACGCTGATAGCCTGCATATCAATAGCTCTACCCAAGGCATCAAAGCAGACACAACGCTGAGCCAACATTAGTAACTGTGAATAGGGTAAAAGCGTTTCGTTACGCTGAATACTTTCAATCAGGGTCATAATGCCCGCTTCACCAAGACCACGATAATACTTCTGCAACAGCACAAACAAATCCTTTCCTAACTTTTCTTCAAGGAAATCATGCTCACTACTATCAATGAAGCCCGTCAGAGTTTCTATAGCATCTATTGCGTTTGCAGGCGAATAAAGCCTAAGTTCATTAGTTGTTGTTATCAACATAGTTTATGCCTCCTCTTCTTTTTGGGTAATACCAGTTTTACTACTATCAAGCGTGGTAAGCACCTCACGATTGATACGCCAAACGAGATGCTTGTCCCATTCATTGAAACGGCTTGCCACCTCAAGGCTCTTTAGCATTATCTTTTGTGTCGGTGCCATCTGAACTTGTTTCACACCAAAGCGGATACGCAAGTCAGTACCACTACTCTGACCAACAAGGGAGAGTGGGGTAGAGCCAAGCAGTTTCGCATCAAGTCCCATAGCCATAAAGATAATACTTGCCACCTCGGCTGTTTCCTTTTCATTAGCATCAGCAACCGACTTACTACTACTCTCAACCTCTACGATTTCAAAGCTCTTATGCTCTTTACCGTCAGTACCCATAAAGGTGAAGGCAAGGAGAGACTGACCGCTATTGTCTCGATTACTAAGCCACGTATTGATGTCCTTATACAACTTATCACGTATCTCATTCTGTTTATCAGCATCACTCTGTGCCTGTGCTTGAATGAAGAGTTGCTGCATATAGTCGTTGTGAATATAAATCACGCGACCAATAACATTACTGTTTTTGCGACGGTTGAAACGGTCAGAGATGATAGTCGCAATATACTCATACACATCACCAACAAAGACACTATGCCATGCTGGAGACGGATAGTAAGGACGACCTACAGTCGGATAACTTGAAGGGAATATGAATCGGGTAGGGCGGTTCTTGGCACTGACATTCTTATCTCGTGCCGTTCGCACAGCAGTTTTCAAGTCAGCCAATGGGGTCTGTATAGACAAAGCAGGATAAGCAACGACTTTAGAAGATGCTTCTTGCACTGACGCTACGGGCTGATCTAACCAACGATTACTTACATAAACATAATTAATCTTATTATGGTCGTCCATACGCTCCAAACGGCAAGTATGTGCTGAACGGTAACCAATACCTACAACCTTAGGTTTCCAAAGCGTTGTCTTTACCGGTTTCCCACGCTCATCAAGGTCTTGAGAGTTGAGTTGTAACTCTGGGAAACACATTCCCAACATCTGAGTATCACCAGAAAGCTGAAGATAAGTCTGTGCAAGATTGTTACGCTCTTGAAACTCTGCTACCTCTGAAGCCGTTCTTTTCCACACAGTAAGGTCGGCTTTCAAGTCTTCGATTTCCTTATTAAGCTGTTCAATCAAAGCCTTATTATCGCTCTTAGCAGTCGTTACAAACACAGAAGAATCACTATTCTCTAAGTTCTTAATCTCACGAAGTCGGTCGATGATCAAGCCAGAGATAAGTTTGCTTGCCTCTGAATATGGAATTTCTTTCGTAGTAATATTCCCGCCAACATACTGTGTGTAGCGATACATTGGCTCAGGACCAAGACCCGCACAAAGGTCTGTGTTGAACTTCAAACCAGCCGCTGTGTAGGGAAGAATACCACAAAGTAGAGAAACGACATTAGGCAATCTGTTGCCTACACCCCATTCCATCCATCCAAGCCCTTTCGTACCTACATCCTCGGAAACCGCTTGTTCTGAACCGCTGCTGGCAAAGAGAGTTGGTACGGATTTACGTCCACCTTTTCCTCCTCCGACACCAGCGGTCATCTGGTTAGAAAAGAAGTCGTGCCAAGTCTCATCAGCAGCATCATTCCCCTTAATACCTCCAGGACGAAGCACAGCATAACCTTGAGACTCAAGGTAACTCATTTTCTCCTTCAGTTTCTCCGAGCCGACAACTCGAACTATGTTTCCCTTACTCTTAATCTTAGTAGCCATATCCTTAATGCGTTAAAATTCTTATACCATCGACTTCTATAACAAGATAATCACAGAGGACGCGTATCTCTTGACTTTCAACAAACTGAATCATTCGTTGATGCCTACGTCTATTTACTTTCAAACAGACCACGTTACCCTCTTCAAGCCGTCCACTCTGAGTAACAAAACGTACAAAGAAGGGAACACGCTGTACATCCTGCGCTCCCTTTGGTGGGTTATATCCTGTCGTACGTAGTCCTGTTCGCTCTTCTATCCACGAGAATTTCTCTGTATAATTGCGCAAAGACTGAAACGATTGCTGCGGTTGTTTGTACGGCATATCCTTGATGTTTTGTTATAACAAAGGTAAGAAAGACGAAAGATAAAGGTAGGACAGAACTTAATTGAACCACTTTATAATCGGGTCACCACTGAAGCCTTTCTCCCAAACAAACCAAGCATAAGCAGTAGCACTGCCGCCAACACTATCAAAGTCACCATTCATCGCACACTTCAATCGTGACGTACTCACATAGACACGCTTAGGAGGCATAGCATCAAACAACACTCTACGATGCTTACCTTCCAAGAATTGTAGTTTAAGAAACATTGCAACCTTATGCCCCTCTGGTATTATCTGCAATGCTTTCTCTACGAACTCTTGAGCATATTTATAAGGAGGATTGGTAACAATGTCGCCATTCCATTCTGTGTTATCCTTAGAAAGAAAATCGGCAACAGAGCCATAGCCACGGTCTGTTAAGTCACGACTCACAACCTGATAGCCCCCATCTATAAGTATCTTCGATATATGCCCCTCTCCACATGAAGGCTCAAGGATAGGACCTTCAAAGCGTTCTAACTTCAAAAGCCACTCTGTAGCCTTCGGCTCTGTTGCGTAATAATCATCCTGTTGACGTTCATGTGCACAATGATTGCTTGCGCCAATCGTCTTAAATAAAGAAGCTCTGTTTCCTGTCCAGTCTTTACTCATAATCTACTTAACCTTTATCTATAAACCACTTGCTATAGCAGGGGTGAACTACTTAAAGTTTATCAGTGATACCAAAGTGTACACTTTTGAAATACACAAGAATATAGTTTACGTTTATGTTCCACTTGGGAAACACATTCCACTCATACGGTATAAAAAACGCTTAACACCAATGAGTAATGTGTCGAAAGCATCTGTGCCGTCCGTTCTATATTCCAGCCTTACCGCATCATCGGCTTCCTCGCTGAGTTTCTCTCCTGACTTGTCTTTTCTAAATCCTTTATAACCGATACTAACCTCGGCTGTCTGCAAAGCAACTATCAAAGCCTCGTTGTTATCTCTATTAAAGCGAACGGCAGGATAAGCAGCACCAGCAAGGCACTCGTTAATCTCTTTGTATTTCTGTTCATGTTGCATCGGAGAACCCATGTAAATAGGATGTACCGTCCATCCATACTTAGTCAGGTCGGCTATAATTGTGTCCTTATAATCTTCAGATTGCACAGCGTAAACTTTGAATTTAGCTGTAGAATCATAGAAGAAAAACACCTCCTTGCAATGAGAACGATGCGGAGTGTAATACTTATTCCAGTCTTGCAACAGCTCACGCAACTTACGTTCATTCTTAACAAACATAGAAGATACCACATTTAAGGCATCAACTCCATCACGCTTATACTGCTGTCCTGTTACAACCCAGTTTATGTTTGCATTAAAGTCAAAGGAAATATAAAGCGGTTGGTTTTCAATAACATCACCATCAAGTGTACAATCCTTTACTTCCTGTAGCTCTCTAAAATCGGGTGTTTCGTATTCAGTATCTATCTTACATCCCCCGCTTACCGTACTTGCTATACGAAGGTGCATAGCGTTCTCAATAGCCGGACAGTCGTCTGGTATGTAACCGTGGACGTGTTCAATATCAAGATTAGAATAAAAGCCGTCATTGCTCTTAACAGCCTTCATATTTCCAATAGAAATAGCAAAGACAACTGGCGGCAAGTCACGCTTCATCTTCGCAATATAATCAGCACCTATCAAGTCTATGTTATCAAACGTCGACGCACGATAGAAAGCGAAAGCATTACAACGTAGGTCGTTTATGTGTCGTGCATATTTCTTTGAATTGCGAAGCATAGAAAGTTCAAAATGCTCATCAGGAGTTATCAAGTACTCGTGATTAAAGAGCATTTCGGCATCATCTGGGTCGATAAGTTTATAATTGATAAGCATATCGACAAACGACTTATTTATGTTCTTCCAATTACGTGGCATAATCTTGAACGGTCCTTCATGAGCTATTGCCTGAGCCGCTAACGCTTGAATAGCAGCACGCTTTTCAGGTCTGACAACCATAACCTCACGCCCTGTTGCTTTTGCATTGCGCAGAAGTTCATTGAAGTAAATAACCCTATCAGCATAATGTGTTAGTTCATTTTGTATGTCACGATAGGTTTTTCCCTTAAATATACCGTCAGTTAGTTCAAGGTCAAGCTTATCTTCTTCTTTCTCCAGCCAGTTACCTTTAGCCGTTAAAGACGCATCAGAAGCAAAGAAAGTAGACTTATACAAAGGATTACTTTCTGAGAAAGCAGGATCTGCAAGCGGATGCGTTATACCTGAGAGAGCTGGCATAACCTCTCCGTCAATCTTAGACTTCGACATAAACTTACACTCATCGGCCACAATAGAATTTGCGGTAATACTGTTTGCAGAACCAGAAACAGCCAAAGAGATAAGTTGCCAAATACTACCATTAGCAAACCATATCACGTTATCCCAAGTCTTAGGTTGTAAGATAGGCTTCGGCACCCAACGTGGCGGTCTTCCCCACCCAAAGTGTTCACCTTCACGTAAACCAAAGAAACGCTCAATAGCCGCTATCGTGCCAGGTACAGTTCTTGTGTAAAGCTGCTTACGACTATTTCCCAACCAGAGATTAGTTCCACGTGGCATACTCATACTAACAGAGTAGATACGTGGACCAATAGAACCATCAGTCTTTCCAAATCGACGAGCAGCAAGAAGACGGACATCCCGTGCATTCGCATAGAATATCTGCTGCTGTTTATGGTTCATATATACGTCACGTCGCTGCATAATCTTAGGTTTTTATAAAGGACGTTGTTCTTGTGTCGGGTCGAAAACATCAGGAGTAAAATCCTTTTCTGTATCTTCTGCTGGCATTTCCCACGTACCATCTTCATTTTGAATCATATCCGTAAACTCCTTCTCTGAAAGATTGAAACGCTTAGCAAGCCGCTTACGCTCTTCAGGCGTATAGTTCACTCTATCACTCTTAATAATAGAAACATCACCTGTAATATTAATCTCAGTCGTAGGCATTTTAGAAGCAGCATCTTCTTTCTCATTGAAGTTGTTGTTAAGTTGCATCTTTATATCTGCACCACTCTTTACCGCACGGACATCACCCATCTTCATTCCTTCACGAATAAGCCAGTCAGACGCATCAACGACTTTTGCCTTCTCAATATGTTCTATACCAGTATCAAAACGCCCGACAATCCAATTGAACACAGAAACATCATTAGATATTTCTGTAAAGCTACGTGGTACTCCTTCACGGATATTCAACAAACGAACAACCTCTAAAGCGGCTTCATCTCCCTCACTTGCCTTCTGTAACAAAATGGGATATTCACGAGCTGCAAGACGACGCATAAGGTCGGTAGGACGTATCTGTTTATCTTGCAACCATACTTGATATGCTTCATAAACCAACTTAGCACGAAATTTCTGATCAAGGGTCATTGCCATACGGTCAAGGGTTAACCCACCCATTAACCACTTTTCTACCTTGTCAAGGTAGTTTTGCGAAGGTCTGCTCATTATGCTTTTGTCTTTTTAGGTTTCACATAAGGATTATTCTTTGCTGCCTCTAACACCTTATAGTAAGGTTCTGTTTCTGCTTTGCCTATAAGTTTCTCCAGTTCTTTAATCCTTTCAGTCATAGTCTGAATACGTTTAGTAGTATTAGGCTTATCAGTACGTAAAAGATACTTACGTATTGCATCAACACGACATTTCAAGGCTTTATGCTTCTCACGAATAGCTGCCTGACGAGGGTCGTTATCCATAATACTTTGAATTACCTTCTCCTTAAATCCTTCTGGCTGTCGGTCGTAATAAGGGCGCAACAAAGAGCGTAACTCTGGTATTTGTACCTTTCGTTTCTGCATCTGTTTCTTATAGGTACTATCCTCTTTCAAACGAACATAAACAGTGGCTAACTCATCATCTACACGTTCATAGATACGCTCATAGGCTTCGGTACTCTTAGCAGCTTCTTTAGCATAAACACTCACCTTATCTGGCTCAACACCAGCTTCTGCCAAAGCCTTGGCTTTCTCAGCGGCAGCAGCAGCATTTGAACGCAAATCACGAATGGTATCAACAGCCTCTTGCAAACCTTTACTCATTAACCATTTCCACTGATCAAGATGAAACAAAGTACCATAACCAGCAGCACCACTTACTGTATGAAGTGCAACAGGCTCGTTCTTCATTTCGTCTTCCTCAAACAAAGAAGGGTGTTCAGCTTCGGCTTCTTTCTGTTTTCGTTCTTCCTCCAAAGCACGGGCTTTTTGTTCCAATTTTGTAGGACGACCACGATGACGAACAAGTAATTTCGGGTCTGAGAGGTCTATAGCCTGTAATGATACTTCCTTTTTAACCTCCTCTAAGACTTGATTAATACAGCGGCGCATTGCTGTAACACGCCTATTATAGTCTTGGAACATCAAGGAATCAGCGACAAAAGAACGACAGAAAGGAAAGGCATTAATCAAGTTTAACCCATGTACCATTTGCTCTCTATCTTCAGATGACCAAGCACACGACGCATCTTCCAACGTAGGAAACTTAGAGGCTACCCACGTTTGAAAATCAGCTATCCATGCCTGTCGTTCTTCTGCACTTAATGTAGAAAAGAGTTTATCCATTCGCTAAAAGTCTATGAAACTTAATGAAAAGCATTCTGTGATTTGCTTTTGTTCTATACAAAGGTAATAAGATAACTTCCCCTGTATAGGACAAAAAAGGGGAGAAGGCATTAAACAAAAGACATAACAATAGGAACTTTTTAGACCAGAAACTTACCCAAAAAGAAAGGACACGAAAAAGCCCCTCACGAACGGACACTTCCAAACGTGAGGGGCAACCCTAAACATAAAAAACCTATCAATCCATTTATTAGGCAGGAAAAAATATTAATTTATCCACCAGGGAGTACAGTAGCCTTGTTAGCAAGAAGAGAGTCCCAGCCACCTGTAGTTGGTGGGGTAACGTAGAGATGATCATAGCGAACAGGACCGAGCTTGCACTCGAAAGTCGTTGTACGTTCATCCTTAGCCTCCTTACCAGTATCAGACTTAATACCACCGTCATCGAAACGAACGTTGCGAGTTGGATCGTACAAAATCTGTGAATCTTCCTCACCATCAAGGAAGATGAAGAACAACTTAAGGTTGTTCACTGAACGTGAATACTTAGCCGTGAGCTTACTAACTGCGTCGATAACGAAATGACCAGTTAACTCAAAACCCTTGTTATTCTTCAAAGAAGAACCCTGAATCTGCTGAGCATCGTCTTTACAGTCGAAACGATAAAGACCTTTACCACTCTTAAACTTAGGGGTTGAGTAAACACCGTCGGTCAGTTTCATAGGCTCAGTCAAGTCCTCTTTCAGACCAACATAAACCGTAGAACCAAGACCAGCAAAATTCTCCAAGCACTGATTGCCAGCGAGAATATCACCCATAGTTGGGCACTGAACTGTTACTGCCATATATATAATCTTTTATTTCTTTATTACTAAAAGTCTTCGGCAGAGAAAAGTCCTCTGCCGATAAACTTAATAATTATTACTTAGAGAAAAGCGCAACAATAGCGTCTGGATAACCAGTTGTTACAACGGTGATTTCTGGAGTAGTCTTACCGTTGCTCCATTTAACGAACTTATTGCTTCCCTTTGGAGTTGCCTTCAAAGTAAGTGTTTCGTTAGCAGCGTAGTCCTTCTTAGGGTCTGGAGCAGCACTATTGACTGTTACAGTACCAAGTGCGTCATCATTCGCAGAAACAGCGAAAATAGCACGAGTGAAGTCACCAAGAACAACCTTCTCGACAAGAGTACCGTTACTCATACAGAACGCAGAAGCAAACGGATTAAGGAGACGAGCACCCTGAATACTCTCTACCTGGAAGGTAATATCAAGGTTATCAGTGTCGCTACCCAACTTGACAGAGATTTTGCTTCGACTGTCTTCGCTGTTCACACCATACTGGAAGTTCTCTGGGATGGTAGCAATCAACTTGTCACCTTCACCATAAATATCCGATGGAGCGAACTCGATGTTAGGGTACTCTGGTACGGTAAAGTTGTAAGTTTCGATGCCGTTCACCTGAAGGTATCTTACACCTTGATTACCATGCCAAACGTTAGCGTATGCTCTCGCTAAAGCCGTTCCTGTCTTAGTAGAGCAGTAAACAATGACCTTGAGCTGGTTCTTCAATGAGCCATTCCACTTCTGCTGCCATGCACAAAAAGCGTCCCAAGCTGCGGTGTCAGTAGATGAAGTAGGAGCAGTAATAGCATCACAGTTAACAAGGTTACCCATTGCTTCACTGATAAGACCATCCTCGACATCATGCTTAATGCAAGTCAGGAAGCCGTCGAACAAAGAAAGAGCACCCTTCTCTCCGTTCTCATCATTGGCAAGGTCGCCATGGAAGAGGTTGGCAAACAAGTCCTCACCATAAGTAGCGGTGATAGCCTTGAATGCTGCTTCTGACATAGGATAGCTGTAGTCTGAACTACCTTCCACTTGGTAAGGTGTCTCAACATAGTTATCCTGATTGTCGCTGAAGCGGTTCACTGTCAGCTTAGCTGTAAGAACACGCTCCTTCAAGAAGCCAATAGGATTATCAACCTTTTTGCCAACAACTTTGCGTCGAGTGGTACCGCCCTTACGAGCCATCACCGTTGCGGTGTTGCGGAACTGAATACCAGAAATCACCTTAATGTGCAGGCGGTCCATCTCTTCAGGACGGAAGTAGCTTGCACCCATGATAATCTGTGGTGCGAACTGATCAGCAATGTGAGTCAGTGCGTGAAGACCAATAAATTCTGCTTTTGCCATATCTTTATAAGTTTATTGAATGAATACTATTTATAGGAAGAATACCTTAGATTGAGGTTTTAGAGCCAATAGTTGCCTGCAACTTACACTCATACTCTTCCATTGCACGTCTATTCTCTGAAGGCGACTTTGTAGGGTCATACTGAGGAACACCAGTTACCAAGTGTGACTGCTCAGCACCAGTACCATTAGAAGCAGGACTTTCCTCGCCCTCAGTCTCAGCAGGAACTGCTGTCAAAGTCTGAATCTGCTCGTCACGGTCAGCAATCTTCTGCTCAGCCTCTTTCAAAGCAGTCTTAGCAGCAGCAAGTTCACTCTTCAAAGCCTCGATAGCCTTATCTGCTTCAGCTTTTGCCTCTGCCATAGCCTTCTCGTTAGCCTCGGTAAGAGCCGCAATAGCTGCCTCCTGCTCTTTCTTCAGACCTTCAAAGTCGTTGTTTCTCTCCTGTTCGGATGCCGCTTTCGTTTCCTCTAACTGCTGTTCCAAACCCTTAATAGTCTCGTTCGCCTTGTCAAGAGCGGTTTTTGTTTCCTCAGCCTGACCAAGCGTCTCTGCGAGCTTGTCGCACAAAGAGAGGTCGAGATGCGTACCTTCCTCTGTCATAACCAACTCGTTCACGCCACACGCAGTAGCAATGTTCTGATACTTCTTATCCATATTCAAATTTGATTTTGATTGTTCACTCAAAGATTCAGAGGCTTTATTTCCACGTTGCTTAGCCAACAACTTAATTCTTTGGAAACAGCCAAGCACTGTACTCTGACCATCCATAAGGATGTCCTTAACGTCTTCAGCGGCAAAGATTTTACCGTGTAAATGCTCGTCAGTCGCATTAGGACAGTTAGCCTTTACGTCTGCACGGAACTCAACGCCTAAGGCAGCAAGGTCAGCGACAAGCAAGTCTGTCTTATCGTCATTAGCGACATCACGAACCCACTTGTTCTTTTCAAAAGACTCTGGGTCATAAAGTTCGTGGTAGGTCTCGTTTGTATATTCGTTCTTGCTACCGTCTTTCTGTGTGTAGAAAGCAGCCATTACACCAATACAACCAATTTCATCCTTTGGGTGCATGTAATAGCGTTCGTCACACAAAGCAGCGAGATACATACCAGCCGAGCAACACATTCCATCTACAAAAGCCAACACAGGCTGGTTCCTGTCATGTGCGTAATCTATAGCCTGCTGAAAGTCGTTCTTTGCCCAAGCTGAACCGCCAGGCGTATTGATAACAAAGAGATGACCGAGACACAAAGAATTGTTAGCCGCCTCGAAAACCCTATCACGAAAATCTATAGAGCCATAGCTACAAGCACCGCCATTACGTGTAATAGGACCGTCAACGGAAAGGACGTTAAAGAAGGGCTTAGTCATATTCTTAGGGTCCCAAGCACTAACACCTTCTTCATCAATTGCATACTCAACAATACCATTACTACCAACAGCTGCTGTGTATCCCATAGACTTAACACCTAAACCAAGGGAAGCATGCCCATTCATATTACGCTCAATAACATCACGAATAGAATGAACAAACTCTGGTGAGATCATCCATTTGCGTGTCGTTAATATTTCAAGTAATCCGTTCATACAGTTTGGTTAATAAAATTATACAGTGCAAATGTATGAAGGCGGAAAGACGAAGTAAGGACTTATTTATAAGTGTATTTGACATTTTTGGGCAACATTTACAAACAAAAAAGCCTTGGAACTCTCACGAGCTCCAAGGCAAACGAACAAGGTTTTCTTCTGTCATCCAAGACAAAAAGAATGTTATCCAAGAACAAATCTATCTACCTTGTCAAAACACGCCAAATTTTTTTATGGCCTGCAAAAACACTAACTATACCTTATATTATATAGAACGAACTTATTTCAACTGTATCAAGTCACTCATAGATGACAGTTTCACTTTCAACTGACAAGCACGAGCCGTAGCGTGGGTATCGTCAAAGTCAATCAAAGACGTATTCCACAACGAATAAGACAACCACCGAGTACCATCGGCTTTCGTGTAAACTACGTGGAAATCAGCGTTTTTCAGATACACGATAGCCGCTGAAACAAGAGGTGCACCAAACTGAACCGACACCTGCAAATCGTGCGTATAAGTCAGTCCTGCCATAGAACGAGCAGTGCTAATCTTCAACGTAGGAACATCTGCCGCCTGTACATCTGCTTCACCCGTTAAGTCAATCGTCAGACAATGTTCACTAAAGACCGCACCAGGCATCTCCGACAAGGCAAGATTAGCTGGCAAAGGAAAGCGACACTGATCAGCGGGATAGATTTCCAACTTAACTATATCATCAAGAAACAACTCCTTACAAGACAAACTACTATCCATATTTTAAGAAATTATAAGTCAAAATACTATCAAAAAACACGAAAACAATTTAGCGTTAAAAAGATAGTCTATTTGATTAAATTATTTAACATTCATTTAGAATACATTTAACATAAGGAAACGACGCAAGAAAGCTATTAAGTTAGTTCCTCTTTCCCATTAAGTCGGGTTATATCCGTATTGTTTACAGATACACGAGCAAAGGAAGGCGACAGCGATTGAGATAACCAACGGTTCAGCAATCTACGCAAACTATCACGCTCAATCTTAGACGGTCCGACAGGGATGTCATAGTGAAGCATGAAGCGTTCAAGCATTTCAATGCGTGAGCGTGATATACCTTTCTCAGCGCAAAACTCTAAATCCGACTGATACCAAGTCAGCAAAGCACGTACGAACTCATCATGAAGTAGACGTTGCAACTGGAAGGAAGCCGTATGATCAAGCGCAAAGAGTGCGGTCGTCCTGTGCTGTGTGTTGCCTATCATTACCGTGTCAGGAATAGCAATACAAAGGTAATCACAATTATCCTTCTGCGGCAAGTAGCGTGTACTCATCATAGTACAAACCTCGCTGTAGGTAAGCCAATCGTGGCGATCACGCTTAACAAGTAAGTTGCCAGTAATAGGCGACTTACCTGTAAGCATTGTGTTCCACACGCTTGCTGAATAGCATCTTGAGTGCGCTTGCAACTGTGCGCTGAGCGGTACCAAGGAGGATTGCAGAACGAATTGCTCTTGTGAAAAGGAGCAGAACTTAACAGGGTCGTTCACTCCTAAAACATTATTATCATCACGATTGCGGTAATAAGCCGCTACGTAAGACTGCACTTGTAGATAGATATTCGCCATAGTCCTTACTTCTTACTATTCTCCAAGCGTATCTTCTTAATACGTTCAAGATAAGTCTTCATACGGCCGTCCATATACTTCTCTATACTTTCTGCATAGTCAGCAAAGATTTCCTTCTCTGCTGTTGAGCCCTTATCACGAGTAGTTTCAAAGAAATCACTCATCTGTCTAAGGGCTATCAGCACACCGTCCATCTGTTCAAAGCCCATAGAATCATCGTTGAACAACTCACGGAGCAAGGTGTTTACATCCTTAATCTTACTTTCGATAATATCGCAAAGAAAGACGGTTGCATTCAAGAGGAAGGAGATTTTATCTTGCTTTGCCATTGATTCCTTGTCCTTAGGCAGTTCAGCGTAATACTCCTTCAATGGCTTATGTTCTATCGTCCCTACATGGACCGACTTCATCACCAACGTCTGCAACAGACGATTGCCCAACCAAGTATCAGCATCTTTTAAGGCACGAATAGCAGCAGGGCGGTTCTGCTCTGGCATACGATCTATACCATGATAGAGGCGGTTGCGCTTTTCGATACGTTCTGTCCATTCTTTTTCGTGGAAGAGCATATCAAGCACATCACCATACTCTTCACCTTTAAGATTGTCAAGCGTAAAGGCATGAACAGTCGGGCTCATAAAGGTCTTTGCTATCTCACGAGTATTAACTTTCTTCTTCTGTGCTGACATTAGCGGCCTCCTTTCTTACTTTCAGCCTTGCCCTCAGTATTGAGAAGTTCACGAATAAGACGAGAAACAGAAACAATATCACTGAATGGGATGACATAACTTTGAATATGTTTACGACAGAGTTCTCTGTCTTCCTTAACGGCTTCACGCTCCAATCTCTTAATCTCATCATCAAGATAGAAACGTGCCTTACGCAAGTCCTCCAGTGCTTTTGCCTTATTGTTCATACCTTCTTCACGCTTTAAGCCATGTCTCCAAAGGTACTTAATCACGTTGCCAACATTGAAGTTATAATGTCGAACAATGTCAATGCACTCTACACCTGATGGGTGAGCGTTATAATAACTTGGATGTTCAACTCTGCTGTCTACATTCTTCTGTGGGGCAGAAGCGGGAGAAGTCTTTTTTGCTTTGTTTTTTTTACTCATTTGTTTATATATGGTTTAGGGTTTATTTATCATAAGATTGCTTATAGAACGATAGGGCAACTACTCTTAAAAATGACTTTTCAGTTCCCTGATAACCCTCTCAAGTGAGGCGGTAACAACCTTAGGAGGCGGACAATCTTCAATTGAACCTGATCCACGTCGATAGGCTTCATATCTACGAAGTACCTGAGGGTCGTGCCAACGAAGCTCTTGTTTCTTACGCAGGTCAGCCTGTGTATCGCTATCGTTGTCTATAGTACGCAGGAAATCTGCCGCACGTTGTATGTAAGTATTAGCCTTGCTCATAGCTTTTCTTCTCGTGATTTTGAACGCATCTTAAAGAATACCTTCAATGGTGTTAGAAGTAAAGTTGTCGTATATTTCACGAAATCACCAAACTCGTCTAAATCTGCCAGTGCACGGAAAAAAGCGTATGGCACATACAAGACATAAGCAACCACGATATAGATAGTTACGAATGACATCATAAATCCACGTCCGATTATTCTCACGACTTTACTCATACTTTCCTTAACTTTCTCAATTACTACTTGTGCCCGTGTACGGAGTCGAACCGCACTTTGTCCTCAGCTTTCGGCTAACGTAGCCTTATTTCCTCTGCCTATCCGTGTGGCAGTCGCACGGGCGAAAAAGAAAAAGGTCAGTCCGCTTAGGCAAGTTTCAGTATGCAAGATAAAGACTCTTACGCAGACCGACCTTACGAAGATTATAATAACTATAAAACTATAAAAGAAATTCCAACTATTATCCCTCTACAGTTCCTCCAGGCAAAGGCGGATTAGCTTCACCACCACCACCACCAGGCTTACCGCCCGGCTGATGTTCCTTGCCTTCCTCGACAATGTTGTCTTCCTCGATAGCAACGCCACGATCGTCCACCTTCTGCCAGCTAACCTCTGCGGCAAACTGCTGACTGAACTTGATGCTCACCGTGCAACCTAAACGGCTTCTGCCATTGGCTGCATTGACCATCTTAGCCGTAGCCGTAACCTTGTCGGTGTCTTTTACCGAACACTGAAGGTTAGGATAGACTGTTAAGAACTTGTCTCCTAAATTGCAACGGAAACCTTTCAGCACATTGCGCTGAACGACTTTCATGAAGTCAGTCACTGCCGCCTGCATAATAGAAGGCTCGATAGAGGTGTTATCACACGCCTCACGACAAAGCTCTGCAAAGGTCAGAGTGTCGTTAGGAATAGGAACAGCATAGAAACTATGCTTACCTAACTTTTTGTTTTCCCTTACGGTATATTTGACTCTTGCCATAATATACATTCTTTTTAAGGTTGAACATTAGAATTATCATCACAAAGATAGTTCATTTATAAACTTACGTAGGGACAAAGTTTTCAGCGTTTTCAGTTGCTATAGTAAGTCACTTCGGGTTAGTGTAGCAAGACGCTTGGAGTTACTATAGTAACCCGCTTTGCCTTGCTATATCACCCTTTTATGAGTTATTATAGCAATCTGTGCCGACTTACTGCCCCTCTCGTTTCATCCCGTTAGACTTCAAGAAAGCATCTACAGCCTCTTGCGCTTCAATTTCATTGTCGATATTGTGCATATCTCCTATCCAATCCGGATTCATCTTCTTTAGTTTAACAGCAGAAATCACACACCGAAAGACCATTTCAAACACTCCTTCTTGACGCAACATATTCATCACAAGCAACGAAGCTGCACGAGATTTGTCTTCTCCAAAAAAACAAAACAATCCAAAGTTGTCCATGTACAGATAGTTCCTGTCCATGCGTTCTGCCAAAGATTCCATAGCTTTTAAGTGGTCTATGTACTCTTTGTTTATCTTCATGAGTTCTTCTTTGTCCATCATAGTTTCTAACCTAATAGTTCTGTTTCAATTTCATTTATCACATCCTCAAGCGTAGCACAAGCGTCATACTCCCTCTTTAAGGTCAGTAAGACTACAAGGGCAGCTTGCTTATAGTTTCGTTCTGTTGCTCGCATAGTTTATTTACGAATCTTTTCTTTATAGATACGCTTTAAGACCTTTAGATCCATAGAAGGCTTCTCTTTCAAAATCTCAAGGAAGGCATCACGACCTAAGGAACGGTAATAGGGCTGAAAGTCGGCAAGTATCAAGTCGCACGGCTCACCTGCTGGGATAGCCATACCACTCTTTGCATAATGCTTGCTCTTTGGATCAGACAATTCAAGGACACTAATTCCCTCTTTGTTTACGATGATATAATGATGTCCATTGAAATTTATCTCACCAAAATATCTGGCAACAGAAAACTGACTATTTGCCCAATACTCTTCTGCCATACAGACAGGCGTTATCTTACTATTCATATTCGTCTATTCTTATGTAACAATATCAGTCTAATCCTCTGCGAAGCCTATCACAGTCAACTTCTCTTTCAAGTCGTCCCAATCAACACCTCTGAGGTAACGCACAAGGCGGGAAGGCTTGCCATTCTGCTTCATCGGATTAATAAGGACATTAGGCTCAAAGTAGTAATTATAGCCAGCAATACGGAACTGACGACCATTATACTCGCAAAGAGTACCCACTTCAAAAGGCTTATTCTCTGCAAGAAAAGTCTCTCCGATACGTCCCATCTCTTGCTGTAACGCTAATATTTGTTTTCTCTTCTCGGCAAGCAATGCCTCTGTTTCTTTTCTATTCATATATGTAATTCAATCTAAGTTATCTATTCTTTGATTGGTAAAAGAAGTATCTTAAAGCCACTTCTCATTACTTAGTTTTCACTTCATTCACACAACCCGTGATATAAGCTCATACAGCTATACCCTCCCTCTGGTTCAAACAAATCAAGCTCTATATCATTGCGATTTACATATTTGAACACTTCCTGCACTGTGGGGTATTCGCCGTTGGCGCAAAAACGCTTAGGTATGTAAGTAGGTGGAAAGAACGACGAGCCGAGTTCTGTTTCATCCTTCATTCTTTGCTCCGCCTCTATCAATCGGTTGCTTGCCCATTCATCTTTTGAAATCAACTGTACTTCACGCTGTCTACACATAACACAAGGGAAGCAGCCTACCCTTGAAAAGCCTCGTTCATATAGAGGGTTTGGACGCTGATCATTTTCAAGGATATAATCTATTACTTGTTGTGCTGACCAGTGAAAAATAGGTCGTAACACACTTGCATCGTGTGTCTTGCACCATTCCAACACCGCTTTCTTGTGATACAACCCTTTCACTTCATTGTTAAAGTATTCTTTGAAATATGAACACTCCACATCATAGCCTGCTCGTGCCTTACTCTCTTTCGCTCTAATACCTTGAATGATGATAAAATGGTCATCTTGCGATAGAATATAATCTATCATTGGAATATTTTTTAGTTCTGACGTGCAGAACCTTGCCATAGTTGATGGAAATCTACCTTTCTTGATAGACATATCCACGAAGTCTTTGTATTTACAGCTTTTGAGTGTAATCAGTTCTACATTTAACTGATTGCAAACATTATGAATATGTGTGTAAGTATCTTCGTGCTCCCACCCTGTATCTGAGAACACTGCTGTAACTTTGTCGTTGCCATAGTCATTTACCGCCTTGATAAGGCAAGCCTGGCTATCCTTGCCTCCGCTAAATTGTACTAATATTTTCATTCTTTAAGTGTTATCTTTCCATTACTACTTGCTATCGTTTTCGTTCGCTCATCGTACATCTTGATAGCAAAGTCTATATTGCCTATCAGATGTGGATAGTTATCTTGTGCCATTGCTCTTGCTAATCCAAGAGTTTCTCTAACCTTATAGTCTGTATTCGCGTCAACGATATAATACAGACCTTTTGAAGTATCTATATCCATTTTGTTATTTTTTCAGTCTAATCTCCACTTCCTGCGGAGAGTTCTCATATCAACTTATACACTTATATCTACTTTCATAATTATTTACTTTTTACGTTTCTTTTTCCTTTTACTTGCATAAGGTATTGAACCTGCACGTGATTTGCTTTTCCTTTTGTTTAACCTTAATTCAAAGTTATTCATTCTAAGTTATCTACTCTTCAACTGGTAAAGGAAGTATCTTAAAGCCACAGTTCACAGCATTTCGCTCACGGATAGCCGAACGGATAGTATCACTATCATAGTAAATTACCCAACGTTCGTCACTATCAAACGACTTATCACCCAATATATACCCCTTCTTTAGCATATTGTAACGTAAACAGGTAGCCTTACGTAAAAATTGCTTCTGCTGTAGGATTTTACCGAGACGTGTCTGCGGTTCCATTCCAAAGCGGATGCGCCTGCGTTCTTTACTGATAAGTAATCGACGTCTCTCGGATCTCTCCTTCATACATTTTCGATAGCGATAAGGGCTTATCTCTTTCAGACGTACAAGAGGAACAAAGCCAGCCTCACGTAGTCGACGCGTAGCTTCCAAAGCAGCAGCGCAGGGGGCTTTACCTCGAAGTGAATCATAGTAGCCATTCTCCTCACACACTTTCTTTATCTGAGCCGCCTGCCGTTTCTTTATTGCTCGCATGCCATCTTCACTCTTTGTAAGTTTCAAATCACGTGCAAAGCGATGCAAAGTTGATTGAGAGATGTTCAAAGCAGAGGCAAGTTTGCTATTCTCTTTGTCGTGAAAATGGTCCTTCAGCCACTCCAACTGGTAATCTGTGAGCTGCCGTTTATGATAAGGAGGAACAAACAAGGCTTCCCGTAATCGTTTGCGGTCTGTAGGAACTCTACTACCAGCCATTAGCGTTCGTCTCCACTTCCATCTATCACTCCACGCTGTTGACGTGAGGCGAGCTTATCCAAATTCTGTTGACAAACGTCTTCAAGCGACCAGCCCATAACATGACAAAGTCCTGCAAGCTGCCAAGCAATGTCGCCTGCCTCCTTGGCTAAAGCGTCCTTTTCTTCATCCGTTATTAGGATAGCTTGAGAATGAAGTACATCACCATTATCATCACGATGCGAAGCGTGATAAACATAAAGATCACCCTTACGTACGTGCTTTGCTATCTTTCCTGCAAACTCACCAACCTCGCCCATGAGGTTAGTCAACATATAAAGAAGGTTGTCGCACGTGGGCATACAAGTTTTCATTGCCTTCTCTTGATATTCGTTCAATTCCATAAATCAAATTATTCTATAGTTTACATTTCCTGTTACATCGATTATTGCCTCTTGCAACTCGTCTGCTATCATCTGCGCAACGAGTTTAGCATTCGGATGAGGTTTACCGGTCTTTCCCAATAAGCGAAGTTCTAATATATGTCGCCACTCAAAGACATTGTAGGTATAAACGACACGAGTTGCCGCATCAAGTAGAAGATAACCACGTGCATCCTCTGCCTTTAATCCCATTCGCATCATCAGCGAATAGAATAAACCTGCAATACGCCAGCCAAGGCGAGCCGTGAAACGTTTCAGTTTAGAAACACCAGAGTACCAGTGCGGCTCACAGATAGTTATACCGCCACGCTTACCAAAACTAACATAACGTGTACTCTGCTCGGCTATGTTGTTTGGTGAAGTTCGATTGAGTTCGCGGCTTGTGCTAATCTGTGTCGTAACACAAACGGTATAGCGAATCAACGCAAAAGCCGTAGGATGTTTATACTGCTTAACCTTCTCAACAAAATCAGACAGACTTACCTCGTGTGGGTCCAACTCGTTATGTATGTTAGGAGTCAACTCCATAAATGCCTGCACATTCATAGCAACAAAATAGACACGCTGCTTCTTTGTCTTCTTGTAAGTCAGACCGATATACGGTGAGAACAACAAGCGAGAGATAGTAAGATAGTCGCTAACATCGTCAAGCGAAAACACAAAGTACTTTGTCCCATGACGGAACATTGAGAGGTGATTGCGCTTTTCTAAGAAGCTGCACAACTCTTCAGCCGTGCGCTTTCCCGTCTCGCTACCATAGCAAACACGTGCCGCACGAGCGACCAAAGTGTGCCAGTCTTTTGGACATAACCAAGAAGTTACTTCAGGTTTTAGGATTTTCATTAGCTCAATCTCTTTTTTAGTTCCTCACAAAGAGTATCAACATCATTAAAGTGACCCATACCTAAGTACTCATATAGAACCTCCTTAAATAAGGTCTCTTCGCCATTGTCATTTATATATCTTACGACACTTTTAGCCTGACCATTATAGCCAGTATCAATAGCACTATTACTATCATCACTTGATAGATTTTCTTTCTCAACGAGATAGCCACGATCTTCTAAATACTCAACGAGGTCATACTCGTCGATGTCGTCCAAATCAATTGAAACTTTTACCACCATACTTTTATAAATTATTTAAGAGTTATACCATAGTCCTCACAGATATGGAAGAAAGTTCCTAACCCTATCTTTTCAGGACGTTGTAATGTATCAAACTTTTTATCACATTCTTGAGGATTATACTTTTTGCATATAGCTGAGACACGATGAAACATCTGCCTGCCTATTGGATTAGGAAGATTTGCCAAAGCAAAGCCAATGCGATACCAATCATTATAGCTATCAGTAATGTCTATATGGTGCATCTCTAACTTTGAGACCAAAGTTTCAACGGCTTGAACCTTACTATCCATACTATCAACATGACCACCATAAACAGCCGCACGAGGAGCGAGTGTTTGGCTTCCTAAATCCACTCCCATATAAGGAATAGCCTGCTCATTAACATAAGGATGCTCATCATAAGAAGCAAAGCGGATGCGGGTTATATCGCTACAAGCATTATCAAGCACTATACCCATCGCTGCATATTCCTTTTGTAAAGCACGGAACTGTTCCTTATGATGTTCAGGATATGCCAACGGTATCAAAGCGAAATATCCTGTACCAGAACATGAACGCATATACATAGCAACCTCGGCACGATGGCGAAGAGTGCGCAGAATGGTTCCAAAGTTACCGATGCTTGTGTTGTCTCCAAGGTCAATATCTATAGCAACAAAGCCTGTATGCTGTATCAAGCAATCACCTTTACGCCTTGAGAATAATCCAGAAAGCGTAGCACCTGGCAACTGCTGTTTAGTCAACTTATAGTCCTCGTGCTTTTTTGCTTCAAGTGGACCATACTCCGCCACCATATCCCGTAACCTTAGGACAGGGTCCTTCCAACGTTCACCAAGAAGAAACTCAGCAATAGTCATATCACCAGTTCCTATCCTATCCTTAGCCGAACGATAAACGCTACATTTCACATCAAAGATGCTCATACTTTATCTTCCTCACGTTCTTGATTATACTTAGAATAAATCCACTTACCAACAACTTCAATAAGCAAAGCAAAAGTCCACAGCAAGTGAAATCCAACTGCAAAGAGAAGCAAAGACCATAGGAAACTGAACAAATAGAACACTATAGTAATTGCTATTTGTGTTCCTATCTCAGTAAGATAAGACTTATCATAAAGCCTTCCTAAAAAGAAACGCATTTCCTCATCTGTATTCTTACGTGTAATAGGAAGGATCATAAAGTAGAAGATAACGAAAAGATATATCGCCATTCCTATCTTTATATATATACTATCCATAAAAAGCAAAGCTAAGAGATTTGCTGAAGATAATAAAAGTATCTCTACAACAAAGCAAAGCTTCATAGATTTTAAGTTTTTATTCATTTAACAATGCTTTTATTTAATTCTACGCTGCAAAGTTAAACATTTACTTTAATTTGTCAAAATAAAGTAAAGAAAACATTTAATCCTTACTGCTTTTTTAACATTTGCCATATCCTATAAATTATATCAACTATCATCAACACTTCATAAAAAATTCATTCAATATCCAAAAGGAGAAACTCAAAGTGGAAAATCTCCTTTTGCCTTAAAATCTCCCTGACTTTTCACAAAAAGACTGAATCACTTATTTTATAAAAGATAAAAACGAATTAAAAAGATACAGAAAGACGTAAAAGGAGACACAAAGGAGAAAATGAATATAAACTATATCTCTATAAATCAACAAGTTATACTTTAAAAGGAGAAAATAAGATATATTTTCATAAACTTATAGCGCAATAAGAAAAAAATAAGTAAAGTAAAATAGAGAAAAACAAGTACATATCCCCTTCCTTTGCTATCCTTCAACTATTTGTAAAACGCTAATAACCAAAGTGAAAGCGGAGCTTTAGTTGTTTACCATATACAATTTAAGGTACGGAAAAACAACGCTGTTTGGCGAGAAAAATTTCTTCAAAATAATATATAGGGTATCAAGAAAAAACGTCTTTTTCTCCTTTTAAATACAAGGAAATAGCGTTTTATACTGAAAATCAGCTACTTAAAGAAAAAGACGAGAAAATAAAAATCTCCTTTTGCATCTTTGAAGTCTCCTTTTGAGTTAAAACAAGGTAAGAAAAGAGGCGATTTGAGAAGACTAAATATCAATCACAAAGAGGATGGGAGAACAATTTTGTCCCTACCGAATAAAGGTGAAATGTTAAATTTGCAACAGAGATTAGATGAATAAAGAATATAAATAAGAAAAAGTATAGATATGAATTTTCTGAAGAAACTTTTCTCAAGAAAGACAAAAAGTGAGAGACTAAGAACGGACGCCTCACAAGTATTCGCTACATTAGAAACAATGGAAAAGAAAGGGTTATTGCTGTGGGACACGAAGAACAGAAGGCTGTTCATAGCGGAGCCGTTAGCTATCCTTATGATACAAAAAGAACAGGGATGGGTAGCCTTCTTACAGAATGTAGCGTATTGGCAATACTATAAGGAAGTGCAAGATTGTTGGGATAGTTATATCCGCAACGAGGAGTTGAAAGCTGTCAGACGTGCAAAAAGAAAGTATGCTATGCTGACCAAGATGGATATAGAACGCATCCGAAGACAGCGCAGAAGCGAGGTACAAGAGGCTGAGAAGAACGCTATTGAGATAAAGCCATTTGAATTGTTCATCATTGGCGACAATTACGAAGGATCATACCTTCAAGTCAGCGAAGAAACAACCAACACTGCAAAGGAAAGTAAAGAAGCAACCAATTATGTCATAGCCGTAGGAGATTACAACCCAATCACGCAACAAGTGAATATGGCACTATGGAAAGACGTACAAAGTGCATTACAAGAAATCAATAGTGAGAAAGAAAGCATGCGTAAAAAGCATAGCGACATCGACGCACTTGCAGCGAGAATAACAGAGGGATAAAAAGGAAAACAAACTAACTCAACCACTATTAATAGCGAATGCCTACCACCTTCACAGGTGATAGGCATTCTTTCAATTAAATACTTATGGCGCGAGTCTAATACACTCTAAAGAAGTTTCTTATAACGTTCATTTTCAATACACTGTTTACGAGGAGACACCTGATTAAGTTCTAAACCCAATACCCACCAACCATTATACATCATAGGAATAGTTGCCCAAGAAGCATTATCTAAATCCAATCCTCGCAAAGCCTGTAAGTCAACATCACTAAATACCTTGCCTGTTATGGGACATTTCCCTTTCCTACGAACAGAGAACAACCATATAAGCAAGTCGTTCACCCACTCGTCCATTTCGACCTTCAGGGCGGCAGCATTATCATCGTCCTGCTTTGCCGACTTAGCCAGCGACACCTGCGGCTGCTTAGCAAGAAAATATAACGTATGTCGATAATGAACCGTCTTTAAAGAATCGTGCAATTCAGCATCTATCAAAGACGAGTAAGCTAAAGCTGGTGAAGCAGCGGTGTTAACATTGCGCACAAATTCATTCTGCGTATTAATCGTATCAATGCGATAGAAAGCTTTCGCCTTACTGCCCTTTTCTGGGTTGTGCGAAAGCGGAAGATAAATTTGTGCCCAATGTTCAAGTATATTATCAAATCGTGAAACCATACAAATACTTTTTATTCTCCAGAGAACAACTCAAATAGAAGACAATACAAAAATAGAAAAAACAAAATAATGACGTGGGACAAACTACAGTTCACGCTCACACAAAATCTTCGGTACGTCCGTATCGTGACCAGCACCTCCACCAACAATGCAAGGAGACAGACCAAAGGAAGACACGATCACGCCATTTTGAGAAGGCGAATATCGCCCCAAGACTATCAAAGACACATTTATTTTATTCATATTCAAATAACAAGCAATGCGGACACTTGTAATCCGTCGAGCGTAATGCGGGCGAATGTGAGAGCCACCCACTCCACTCTATTTTATGGGATAAAGGGTGAACGGAAGCACCTATAAGTCTTTTTCTATCCATAACCAGTTGTCTTTAGAAACAGAAGTAATTGTATTCGTAACCACGCCACTACCTATTTCAACAAACTGTACAAACATTTCTCCACTCCTTGCTCGTTTCTTAGGAAATGACGGATTACGGCCACGACTTGCACTGATACGTACAGGCGAAGAGGAATCGGACGAACGCACGTCACGAACGTACAAAACAGGACAGTTACATATCATACTCATATAAAATCACGGTCTTAGGGAAATGCGCTAAAGAATAGAAATCACTATCACCCATATACTCATACCGAGTATTTAGCGTACAAGCAACACAACCTGCACAAACATTCACAGCAGCCATTTGTCCCCAAAGAAGAAGTTTAGGGGTAGACAAGACTGTCAAGTAAAGATTAATCAAATTCATAATCAACAATAACACAACCCACAACACCACAGATTACGGTTGCAGAGGGATTACAACAAGCAGTACAACAAAGCTCACCTACCCCACTCTTCTTTTCATCATCTCTAAAGAAACGAATATTCCCATTTGGCAACCACTTCGCACGAATAGTATCAGTTCGTTTCACATCATCCCTCCTCACGCACCTTAGCAATCTCCGCATCTGACAACTTATGATCAGTTACAAGATAATGAATACCTGTATCTTCTAACTTTTCGTTAGCCTCGAAGAACTTAATAACGCTCTGAGGTTTTAAGAAATAAGATTCATTCACATCATCCTCAAGAATGTCAACAATAGCTCTGTCGAGACGGAAAGGCTTGGGAAAACGATAAGTAGGGAGATTCAAGTCATTACGAACAGAAAGCATAAAGACACGTTCACGGTTCTGTGGGACACCAAAGTCTTTTGCATTCATAATAGTCCAATAATTCGTATAACCACAATCCTGGCACACCTTCTGCCATTCCTTGAAATCGTCGACATTAACCTTGTTAACCAACGCACGAACATTCTCTTGCAAGAGAAACTTAGGACGCAATGCACGGATAGCATTCTCGGTGTACCACAAGACAGAAGAGCGTGTACCGCTATCACGTTTAATCCCTGTCCGCTTTCCCGCTTGAGAAATAGACTGACAAGGAGTTGAATAGGTAAGCAAATCAATATCTTCACCCTTCAGAAACGACCAATCCGCTTTGGTCATATCACCCACGTTACGGTCAGCAAACTGAGGAAAAAGAGAGTTATGTGCCACAACCGCCGGCTGCTTCTCCAAGGCAGAACGACTCTCAGGGTCGAACTCACACCACGCCTTCAAGTCGAATGACACATCATAACCCTGCTGTTTAGCATCTGATATAAGACGTTGCATAGCTAAACACTGCGAATCATAACCTGAACATAACGTAACCATATTGATTGTTTTAGGTAATGGAGCACGAAAAGTAGGTTCGTCAAACAAGCTCATAACATCACCCGTCCGTGGTTGCTCGTCTTCGGTCAGCCATATATTACGATAGATATAATAAAGACAATCGACGACAATAGAGTTACCAGCCAACTTATAACAAGCAGATTTACTCAATCCACTTTGCTTAATTTTCTCTATATCAATGTCGCTTACACCCATTAAGCGGAAACACTCGGTCGGTGTCAATTTACGAATATCGAAATAACGCACAGGATGCGTTGGGTCTTTCTTTCCCAACAAGTCAGGATGCCCGTCAGGATAAATCTTTGCAATCATACTTTTATTAGAATCATTATTACTAATGCACACGAAAGGAGAGGTATTACCATTTCTACCAGCCTTGGAAGTAATCGTATTACAAATATCCGAAAAGTGCCTGTTTAGAACCTTTCCTTTATTGTTACGTGTCCAACCAACAAATTTACAAATCATACATCTATTTATTCTGCTCCAGATACATAGCAAACTTATCTATTTCATCACGTAACAACTTTATTTTATCAATAAAATCATCTATACTATCATATTCTTTCTCGTGCAGGCGGATAGACCAGTTGTAATCCGAGATTTGTAAGAATGTATTACGCATTTTTTTTCCATGCCATGTAGTACAACCATCAAAACAAATTACATTACCCGTTGACGGTGAACTTTTCTTGTTCAACCAAACTCTCTTGTTATACATAAACTATACGTTTAGATAAAAGACAAAACATTTTATATAAGAATAAAAAACACAGCTACCGGCATCACTCGTCTATTCTCTGCCAGTTACAACCTTCAGCAAAGTCACGTGTAAACTTTCGGGAAACGGTAGCACCGAGCGTAGTCTTTGCTTTCACTACAGAAAGATCATCAGCGGTAGCAGCGTGCGTTTCAGTGTCGGTAAGTGTACCTGACAGTTTTGGGAAGATAGTGACTGGTCCGAACTCTACACGAAATCCTCGAGAGAGAAGTATTTGCGCACGACTTGCCAGACGTTCCATCACTCCACAAATCTCGTGAGATTCCATGTGCGACTTAGAGGCGACATCCTCGCAAAGGTCGCTTAAAGAAATCCGTCCGTTAGACACGGCAGCTAAAGAAGCATAATGCTTACCAGACACCTGTGAGCGTCGATGCTGCACCTTGTATTTGATTGCCATTCGTTTCATATAACAAAGATAATTAAACGTTATATTTTAGTTAGGACAGATATATACCTACGGAAACTGAAAGTGTACACTTTGATAATACTAAAGTGTACACTTTTATGACACGAAAGTGTACACTTTTGAGAGTTGAAAGTGTACACTTTTATGCTGCCAAAGTGTACACTTTTGGTTTACTCTTAAAGGCGAAGTGGACTAAAGAATGACGTGAATACGGTTACTCTTTATCTTTAAGGAGGTTAAGAACGAAGTAGCGAGTAGGCTTAACAGGAAAGCAAAGCTGTGTTGTCCACGTCTTGTTTTCATATTCGACTACCTCGTAATGTCCGCCGCCATACTCGCACAGGAGCAACGCAGGACAGGTTGGACGTGGATAGTCATCAACTGAAAGCCAAAGTTCCTTAGGGAAATTCTCCACTGCGGTTAGCCATTCATAGGGCGAGCGTTGCGGATAGTCTCCATAAGACAAGACAGGACGACTACCCTCGTAAAGACAATGAAGTCTCACCGCCTGCAAGGGAAAGCTATCATTAATAAACTTTCCAAGCAAGTAGATACCTTCGACAGACAAAGACATATCGCCTACCAACATCTCCAGACTTCCAGTCATTCGAGAGATTGACTTGTCGAAATAATCAACACACTTCTTTTCCAGCACATGTTGCTGTGCAATGCGTTTTTGTTCTTTCTTCTTATCAAAATACTTTCTGAAACTAAACATAGGTCGTTTAAGTTTAAGGGTTATTTATTTTCGCTTTGTGCGGTTTTTACGTTTACGATTACGTCTATTCGCATACGGGGTAGAGCCTTTTCTATCCTTTCTCATACGTGAAAAGGTTCTTGAACGCTCGAGATAGTCGAACGAGGTATGGCACCTTAAAGGCATACTATAAAGGAGAGGTAAGTTCATCATCAGCACTATTTAATGAAAGATATATCTTCTTTTTTAATATCAGACAAGGGAGCAGAGGTGGTATATCTGAGACGAGTATTAACGTTAACGAGGGCAAAAATATTACTCACAGCCTTTCTCACAACCTTTATCTTAGATAATTTCCCACCGTTTACTCCATCACTAACTTCTGAGACTGGTGCGCCCTTCACATTAAAAAGGAAACAAGAGGGACAATAAAGAGTACCATAAAGAATACTATTAGAAGAATCTGTAGATTTTACGTCCCCTCTGAGGTGTCCACCACAAATAGGGCAGATAGTTCCACTCGCTTGCAAACGAAAGGAATTAACTTCTTTAGCTACCTCCAAGAGATCCTCTATTTCTTTTTCCGTCATAAGTCAAACACTTTATTTTTGATTAATATCATCTCTTAATTCTCTGCACAACGCCATGTCAGTTCCCTCGACACGAGAAACTTTATCAGCGGCATTTAAGAAGATTCTTGGCAAGTTATAGATGTTAGCCAAACAAATTTCCAGACGGCACCCTTTACTAACAATGGCTCCCATTGTAAAGGCAACAGCATCCGCTTCGCCTAAAAGAGCCTCTATGTCAGCACCCATGAAAGCTGCATAACGCTTACGTTCTGAAAGATTCCAAACCTCTTTGGGTAGTCCAGCTGATATGTCAAGTGGATTGATGATCTCCCAGTTTGGATGTGCTGCTGATAGCGTTTTGACGATGCGCTTGCCCTCAGCAATCGCCTCTTTGATAGGGCGACCGCTGATAGGCATACTTAGATAGACTTTTATCTTTCCCATAAATCAGACAACCATTGGCATTACCATACAAATTAGCGCACTATTGCCTTCCTCTGTGAGAACGAGCGCATGAGAAGCATCAATCAACTTGAGCACAACGTTAGTCGATGCGATAGGTGAAAGCATGTTCATCAAAGAAGACGACTTCATACCGATAGTGAAACCGTCAGGGATATTACTATCCTCTCCAAGAGGAACAAGTTCGTTAGCACTACGGGCAAAATCAATATCAACCGCTTCTAACAGAAGACCATCAGCTTGCTTTGTCAGCTTAACAAGATTGTTCGCCTCGCTTGCCATCATAGAAACACGTCGAAGCGACTGCTTCAATCGGTCACGGTCGAGCGTAATATGATAAGGTTGTTCTTTTGGGATAACGCTTGAGTAGTTTGGATAACGTTGCTCACTCGTACTAAAGATAAAGGTAATGTTATCCGCAGACACCGTGCAACAATAGCCATCAAACGAAATCTTCACTTCGCTGACCTTATCGAAAGCAGAAAGGAGAGCAGATACAAAGATATTCGGAACAGCTACGCCAGCAGCTTTACCCTCAGTAATGAACGGAACCCCATGCTCCCACACGTAACGAAAGAGATTATGCCCATCAGTACCAACGAAAGTAATACCGTCATCCTTAATATCCAAGTAAACAGAACTTAGAACAGGGCGAAGCTCACTCTTCTTTGCCGATGCTAAAAGCGCATTACTTACACAAGGAAGGAGAATATCGGTAGGCACAGAGACCGTAACAAGATTAGTATGAGACGACTTCAATACAGGATACTCATCCGTGCCAAAGCCGGCAAAAGCAAACTCTCCACCGTCATAATGCACCTTGATTTCACGAGTTTTGTCATCCACTTCGACTGTGATAGGCTGCTCAGGCAAAGCAGAAAGCACTTGAAGAAACTGCCCATGAGGGATACAGATAGGCTTGAAGGCTGTGCCGTCTACCATAGTAATATTAACCTTGATAGTCATCATGCTCTCGGCACTTCCCGCTGTCATCAGATAAACCTCCTCCTTTGGGTCTGGTTTAGTAATCAGTACGTTCTGGACGATAGGCATAGGGCAAGATTTTTGAATCACCTTACCAAGAACATTTAACGTGCGGACCATCTCCGCAATAGGAAAAGTAAATTTCATATTGTTGTTATTATAAATTGTTATTCAGAGAAAGCTGCTGCTGCCGCCCTACTCTCTATCGGAATTAGGGTGCGGGACGACAAGCAGCGAGCATCAGATAATCAGTTTAGAATGGTAGGTCGTCCTCATTTGTCGGTGCACCTGCAAATGGATCTTCATCAGGCTTAGGTGCAACGTAACCAGAAACTCCCTGTGCAACAGGAGCCGTATAGACCGCCTGCGGCTTTGGTTGCGCCTTATGAAGATAGAGATTGCAAAGACGGAAGTTCATACGACTTCGTATAGCCTTAAAGAGAGAGGTGTTCTCATCCATAGGATCTTGTGTAGCCCATTCAGGATGCTTACCACCGTCAGCATCAATCACCTTCTTAGCCATTGCCTTAGCATAGAACTTAACAAACTCGGGCGAAAAGTTCATCACCATTTCATGACTTGGTACGTCAATCTTGTTAGGGTCGTCGCCACGTTGGATTGCTTTCTGACGGATAGCGTTACCATAAGCCTCATTATAAGGCCAGATGTTCACACGCAGAACAGCCATCTGTTCGTGGGTCTGTTGATTCTCCTTAATTGCGATTTCGTTGAAATCTAAAGGAATACAAACGTAGTTACGCTTTTTACCATTCTCTTCCATACTCATCAACTTAGAGCCTTTTAGCTTTAATAAGTCGATGTTTCCATTAAAACTTGCCATATTGTTACTATTTAATTAAAAAGGTAAATCACTTTCATCTACTGCGGGAGGTGCGGGGGTTGTTGTTGTAACAGTGCCGCCACCACCGCTATATTTTCCTTGTCTACGGTCCTTAAAGTCACGCCAACGCTGTCGCTCTTCATCAGTAAGAACAACCACGTTGCCCTTGTCATCGAGGATAGGCGCAGGGTCTGGTTGTTTCAAGAACTCGGTGTAAGTTGCCATCAGCTCGTCATAATCGGCAGGCTGCTTATCCTTTGTTCGATAGAAATAAACAGCGTGTTCTGTGCGAACTAACTCACGAACCTGCTTCGGCTGAATAGTCGTATCTCCTTCCCACTCACGTCCTTCAAAGTATCGACGTGTACACCAAGCCTGGTGCGCAAAGTAGTTTGTCTGCTCGGCCTTGCTTGGCTGACCATTCTTTGTCTTTCTGAACATCTGTGGAGGGTTCATAGTGATACCACACGTTTCGCAATAGTCCATCACACGACGCTTGAAAGCCTTTGTAGAGAACGAATCGTTTTTATTCTTAGACGCTTCGGCATAGTCAGCCTTATACTCCTCCAACATTGAATCAAGGTCGATTGGTACACCGTAAACGTGTTCCTGACCAAAGAATACACGAGCGAAACGCAAGAAAGACTCTCCAAGCGACTGAGTAAGCGTACGCTGCTCCATATACTTCTTCTGTGCATCAACCTTTTCATCAAAGCGCATAACGAACTGTACAGCAATGGCACAGATCATAATGAGCTGTGAGCGGGTGCGGTTGCTCATTCTGTCGAGTGACACAGGATTAAAGTCGGGCATCACGTCAGAGATATATCGAGCTGCCTTGTTTTTCAGAATATTCTCACCACTAAATCTATGACTAAAACCGCCTAAGCACACACGGCGCATAGTTGAATCGTCCATATCGGAAAGTGGATAGTTACTTGAAACCACGTGTCCAGGACCTTCAGATAACTTGATTTCCTGTGGATCAACAAATTTCTTTTGTGTAACAAAAGAGCCTGTTGCATAGTTGTAAAGCGACTTAATCGAGAAGTTCTGATTGACATCCTCCCAATGGACCACACGATGATGACGATGCACATAACGGGAAAGCGAGAAACTAAGATCACGACTCGGCTCTATGTTCTTACCGTCAATATCGAGGATATAACAGCACGAACCGGCAAACATCTTCACGAAGGTACTCTTACCAGAACCACCTTCTGCACGGCCATTGCTACTGACAGTGTTCTCGACAAGATAAGGAATACAATTCGACTTACTTTCACGGTAACGCCACAACACACGTCCGAGACAGAATACAAGGTTGGCCATACGTCCGTCCAACTCAAGTTGTTCTTCTAAAGAAAACGTTTTACCAGCATGAAGAAGGTCTTGTTCTGTCTTCCAATCCTCGTTAGCAAAGCCACGCAATACACGCAAAGACGGACACATATCCTTATCTTGCTTGCCTTTCCAGTCCACCATCCAACGATGACCTTGTGCCCAAAGAGCAAGTTCGGTACTTTCGCTTGCGAGCTGCTGAAGGGTGTAAAGCGGCTGACCATTGTCATCTTTCTGTTCACGCTTAGCCTCTATCGCCTTCTTTCTATCTTGGTAAACAGGATTTTCCTCAATAGCAAAAGGATGAGACTGTGGCATATAGAATGGCCAAGGCATTACCTCACCACGATCAATATTAAAGTCAATCTGCGAATAAGGCACAAGCGTTATGTCGTCCTTAGTAATACGAAGAGCACCATTCTGAAAGTAGAAGTAATCTACATCTGGCCCATAACCATCCTTATAGTTTACCTGAACAGCAGGGAGCGAACCGATAGTTTTCTCGTTTACCTCTCTATTGTCACGACTGATAGCTTGCACCATTAGACGATAATCTTCTGGGTCAGAGTTGTTCTGGCGTGCATATTCTGTCAGACATTCCTGCACACGCTGAACCATAGAAGGAGCGTCCAACTCGTCAGCGAAAGGTCCGCTAATATGCACGAAACGACCGATTTTATCTGTAGACTCCATATCAACATCACGCACATATCCCTCGGCAGCCATGAACTCCCAGACGGTAGCAGGGTCAATCACGTAATAGTCTTCCTTCACTCGTCCACGTGTATCTCGTTTCTGCTTCTTCTCCATAGGACAAGAACTTAAAGCCGAAGTTATACAAGCAACAAAACGACGATCAAGGTCGTCATCATAGAGGAAGCTCTCTTCTTTAGGCATACGATAAGCAAGGAAGAAGTCACGAACGGAACGAACAGGACGTGCAAAGACACGAGGAGTGCGGAGATAAAGACGGTCGGACATATTAGGAGGCAAGGATGCTCTCAGTATGTCACGATAACGCCTTCCTATAGCACGAGCAGCAAGGACACTACGATTGTCGTTAGGGAAAAGCGTATAAACTCTTTCAGCAAAGCGCGACAACTTATTATAATGTACAGGTGAGAAATCAACCTTACCATAACTAAAAGCTACGTGGAACCATTTCTGCTGTGTCTTAGGAAAAGTGTATCTAAGAGCTTTCAGATGATAATAAGTAGCCACTGCATCCTGTGGAGTCGTGCAATAAATTACGCCTTGCGCCTTGATGTCCTTGTCTTCGATAGGTTCTTCTGTTAATTGCCAACGACCGTTAGGCATGCCGTCTTTATCTTCCCCCTCAGCCCAGACCTGTTTAGTTTCAGTCACAATTTCATCAGGATCAAGCGTATCTATAGCACGACAAACAGCGGTAGACTCTGTAGTACGGTGTTCTACAGCAAAGGTAAAGACCCTATCACCAGACAACCATCGTGACACTTTGGAAGGTTTAACCTCTTCATCATTACTAAAGACAATAGGCGGCACATCCATAGCAGGACGGAACACGCAACCACAACGTTCATCTTCTGCGTCGACGTAAGCGAGAAAGAGAGGATTAAATGGTGTTCCATAAATCTTCTCGCTGACGGGTTCACCGTTACGGTTAACAGCTGGTAAGGTACATTCTGTAAGGGAATAGATTGAGAAATCCTGCTGAATAAAGTAAGGCTCAAAATGCCATTTACTATCCAGTCGGTCAGTATCAAATCCAAAGTGAGCCTTATTGCTACTATCCACCCATACCGAACACCCAAGAGATGTAAGTTCCTGTGGTGTGAAGTCGGTCTTAGGCTGAAAATCGAATGACGTTAAAGGACGGTCGCTAACACCACGATAATCACGGTGCAAGATAGACGGCCACCGCTTCGCAATCTCGTCTTCACTGTACCCACATTTCACGGCAAGTTCACGGCACACCTTGCGCAAGTTCTCTCCCTCTACGGTGATAGAAGAAGCGCATCCCTTGTGTTCACTCCAGAAGCCAAGGTTATGAATAGCCGCATAGAGTTCGATAGCACCATAGCCCTGTCGTTTCGTGCGAGTACACATCCAACGTGAAACAGGGTCTTTGTATAGTCCACCTCTTTCATTCTTATAGATGATAAAATGAGGAGTATTAGCACCATCGCCCTCTTCCTTACTGAAAGGGCACCAGCAAGCCGTCTGCGTGTCGTCGTTCTGCACGTCAGCAGGACGAACAAGCATCGTTAGCGGCAATGCTGCTATCTCCGAGATAAGAGGGTCAAAAATCATATTGTTCTTTTGTTTAGAAGTTCATTAACATTCAGGCTTTCATACTTTATCTTAGAATAAGCAGCCCTGTGTTATAAGTTGGGGAGGTTCTTGAAGAATAGGGATAAATAAACGTTCCTTAACTACTTTATAATCCGAAGCCGAGAAGGTGTTCTGGTGTTCCCATTCCACAACGCAACGGAACTGGTCAGCAGGTATCTCGAAACTACTAATGAATACAGGTTGTTGTTGTTCAGCGCACCAACGGTAGAAACGTTCGTAATCAAATTCTTCGGCAGCGTTATAGACGTTGGTACCCTTATAAGGAATGTCGCAATAAATAACACTATCTTTAGGAATAGCAACATCCGCATAATCAACAGAACTATATGAGAGTTCAGCTCTTCCACACGAAAAAGGAGAATAAGACAAATGTACATAATACTCAAGACTACGTAGTCTCGAAAGAGATTCTACTTGTTCAAAAGACTGACTTTCATCTTCTCTACCGAAAAAGTAAGCTTTAATAGCCCGATAACGTGACTGCCGTTCTCTAATATCGCTAAGAAAAGAAAAGTCATAACCCAGTTCTAAACCAGGACCATAATCATCAAAAACTAAGGCATAATGAAGAACTCGCTTTAGGGGTTCACGTTCACGACTATAAAGATAATCACGCATATTGTTACCAAAACTCCAGACGATAGCCACATAAGGGTCAGTATCCTTCAACTTATAAAAGTCCTCTCTACTTATCCAACGCTTTTCATCAACGTATTTACCTTCCAAGGCAGCAACGAACAACTCAGGACACATCCAATTAATATCATTAATATGGATAGTCTTGAATTTATGGCGCAATAACGCAGCATGCGAAACGGCACAGCCACCGCAGAACAAGTCAAAAAAGTGTTCTTTATTCGGCAGAATGGACAGGATGCGTTCTGCAAGTTTATTCTTACTTCCTTTATAAGGTAATCCGTATTTCATCCGCCTTATCCTTCATGTTTCACATTATCCACACCATGAAGAGCACACCATGTACTCCAAGCTGTAAGTTTCGCATCATAAAGAGCATTATGCGCTAAATTTACCGACAAACATTCAGGTCTACGAAAACCATTACAAACTGTGTCATACACCTTATTATAATCCTTATTTATCAAGGATAATGCTTCTTCTTTTGAGTAAATAGATTCACGTACGAAAGTTTCAAGAACAATAGAACGTGCATCACGGATAGCGTGATAGTTTACAGGGAAGTCTATATCGAAAGTTTCAAAAGCATTGCGAAGAACTGACACATCAAAGTCAGAGCCTTGTGCCCATAAACAAATACTCTCCGCGCTGGACGTAGAGCGAACTTCTTCAAGCCATGCTTTAAAACTTAGAAGAACATCTTTTATATGTTCAACATGCTCGCTAAGAATACTATTCTTCAAAGCAGCATCTCTTTTACTCCACCACTTACACGTATCTGAATCAATGTCAAAGCCTGACATCATAGCCGAACGAAGGTCTACACCAAAAGAGACTTCATAAGCATCTTCAAATAGCCGTTCTGACTTTTCTTCAAAGCGGTTCCACGCAACCGCACCGATTTGTATAATAGCCGCTGTAGGCGAAAGACTCGCGGTTTCTAAATCAAAGGTAACATCTAAATGTTTCATGTCTATATATTTAAAAATCTATCTAAGTTCAAATACTTTACCTTGCAGGTATGTTTGTTTACAAGTTGTGCTTCTATTAAGAGCTTCATGTCCTCTAAAGAAGAAAAATGAAAATTAGGCTCATCAAGTTCAACGGCATAATACCAAGAGCCTTTTCCATTTCGTGCAACAGCATCTGTGCAACGATAAATAAAGGCATCCTGTGCTATTCCACGCCCTTTCCCAACAAGAAACGTAAAGGTGTGTACCAACTGCGCCCAACAAGCACCACGAAAAAGAAAGGTCAACTTATCATCATGCTGACCTCGATAATCGATAGCATAAGCCACTGGACGAAATATAGATACACACACTTCACGTTTCATCTTCTAAACAAGAATCAAACACATTATTAACAATTCATTACTTAACACACCTATTAGAGAGCGATTGTTGCCAAGCTTCCTCAAGCATCTGCTCAGCGTCAAAGGAAACATCACATGAAGGCTCTATTTCACGAAGGATAGCAACGATTCCAACACGCTCAAACTCCTTCCAATTATCAGAAGAAAAACGTTTCTGAATAGTAACATCACTTAGCATCCCCAACAACGCCATAAAACTCTTAAAGGATGCACGAAGACCCCATTCTTCTCCTATAGCTGTCCAGAACCATCCATTACCCGAACCACCATTAAGTCGTAATACATTAAGGTAATCGAGGACAGCTTTTTTCTGATTACTTCTAAGGAAGAAATCTTTTACAAAATCAACACCTACTAATTCCCATAAACGAAAACCCTCTTTAAAAAAACGGTCATAAGTAAAACCACGTGAGGCACCATACTTCTCCATCAAAAGATAAAGTTTTTCTTTATCCGTTGCCGAGAAAGTTGAAGATTGCAGTTTATTTTTACTTATTAAATTTTGTAAAATCATAGATGATTAATAATATATTTTGTAAATTTCGATACAAAGTTAAATGTTTTCTTCAAATAAACAATGGTTTTCTTCAATTTAATTTGTGAATTTAACTATTTCCCTAATAAGATTAAAGCAAAACATTAATTTCTGAAAATAAAACAACAAACTATATATACAATTATTTAACAATAAATTTTAAAATATGGAATACCGTTACAATTACAATTTCCTTCTACAATGGATGGAAATTAATCAAAAGACGAAAAAAGATGTTTTACGATCATTAGGTACAAAAGACTACGGAAGTGTGAAAAAATGGATGGAAGGAAGTCTCCCTATGCACGTTGAAGCAATTTTACGTTTATGTAATACATTTAGCATTCCTATAGGAGCCTTCTTCTATGACGAAGAAAAGATAAAAGAAATGCCTAACGCTGACTTTATTCTATCAAGTCTCCAGCCGGATAAAACAGGAGTAGAAAAATATAAAAGCAAAGGAAATATATCAAGTGAAACTATTATAGAAAAAAGAACAAGTATAATACCTCCTTTTATTGACACTGTTTGTATTAATAACACAAATGAGAATGCTACTAATACAGAACTTATTAAAAGGAATCCTGAAATACTGGAGTCTCCAAGAGACAACGAGAAAGACCATCAAGCTTTTCAAGAAAATGAAAGTAAAATAACAAGAATCCAACTTCTATACGAACGTCAATTAAAAGAAATTGAAAGAAAGCATAAGGAAGAAGAAAATAGGATCAGACAAGAATGCCAAACAAGGTTTGATGCTGAGAAGAAACGTCTAATGGATATTATAGAACGACTAACAGAAAAAATTTCTCTTATTTAAGTTTTATAAAACTACAAATAATACTTTTACAACACAAGAAACGACTTATAAATAAAAAACCTCCGTTATCCATCACGGACTACGGAGGCGATTCACATAAACAAAATAAATATTATGTAGTAAACAAGAGTCTTCTTTATTCGTATCGACCATTCTTTGAGTAACGTGACATAAACTGACGACCATCAGCTGCGGCATCAGTCAGTCCGCCACGTCCAAATTTATTTACATGTGCCTTGATACCGTTCTTCTGAAGTTCTGAAAGAACAGAAGAAAGTTGTGCTATTGTTGCACCTAACTCCATTATTTGTGCTTGCTGACCAGCTGGATCAGCAACAGCGAACTGTGCCACATTGCCACTATCATAAGCCCTATAGTTCATACCGCTTCGATTTTTGTCAAAACGAACAATCTCTGAAATTAAGTCAGGACGAGCCATCATCAACGCTGCTGTAGTTTCACGTCCGATAACCATTTCTGGGCCACGTTCAGCAACCAATGCTGGTTGACCATTAATAAGCGTGGTAATAGGGTCTTTAATCAATCCCGTCGATAGCTCACATGCTTCTGTAGCTGCATAGACTTGTCCGTCATCACCCACTACGGGATAAGTCTTACCATCATTGACACCACGGAAGGCTTGCACGTTACCCGCATCATAAGTCAACATACCACTAACAAGTTTAGTATTCGTAGAAGCATCAGAAGATTTATCTCCACCGCCAAACAAAGAAGAGACCTTACCCATAGCGGACGAAAGCAAACCATTCAGCAATGCCGTAATAACTGCAACGAGAGGGATACCCCACCAACCAAGCTTACCAATAATATCAGCAGCACCACTGGTTACACCCATTGCTGTTTTTGCCTGCGTTTCAGCAGATTTAGTTTGAACACTTTCAGTGGCCTGCGTCTGTTGTGTCTGAATAGCCGTCTGAGCAGTTTTATCCAAAGACTGTTGTATTGTCTGCCCAGAAGCCTCTGTTAAGGTTTGCTTTGAAGTCTCAGCCTCTTTACTAACCTCAAGCGTTTCTTTACCGCTCTTCTCTTCAAGTTTCTTTTCTTGCTTTTTCTGTTTCTTCTTTGTACGGAATAAAGAAGCAAAGTTACTCTTAATAGACTTCAATAAAGATTTAACACCTTTCTTTTGTACCTTACGCTCATCCTTTACTCCATCCGTCTCAATAGAAACCTCTTTTTTCTTGTTCTTTTTCTTTAAGCCAAAGATTTGCTGAGCAAACTCTTTGAAAGACATCTTACGAACCTTCTGACCTCCTTTATCTATAGCGGAAAATTTCTCCTGCTTAGACATTTCAATAGTTTCCTGTTCCTTCACAGAAGCAGCCATCTGTGTACTAACAAGACGGTCATTTATCAACTGAAACATACGACGTTTGATAGTCTCTTGCATCATATTTACAGTCAACTTTAAGAAACTATTTATCATACCGCCAACAGCCTGTTTAACAGTCTTTTCAGAAGACACCAAAGCCTCTCCTAACTCGGTACCAAAAGTTTCTACAGGTGCGAACAAACCATAGAGTTCGTCTATACGATTCTTCATCTGTAGAACCAATGATTTAGTATATTCTATACTTGCCTCTTGTGCTCGTTTCTCAGCCGAAGCAAGTACCGCTTCATCAGCATGAGCCGCTTTTAAGTATTCGTAATAAGCCTGTGCGGCTTGCATCTTCACCTTATAGAGTTCAACCTCAGGATCAGCACCAAACGACTGTAATACTTCCCAATTACCATATATGCCATGATTTTCGGTAGTATTATCACCTTCATCTCGTCTTTGTTCAGCATCAGCGGTAAACTGCCAAATACCTTCCTTCTGTTGATTTAAACGAACCTCTTCTGAGTCAAAGGCTGCCTTTTCATTAGTATGGTTCCAACGGAAAGACAAAAGTTTCTCTTGTCTGTCAGCGGCTTTTTTCAAAGCTTCAGTATAATCATCATTATACTTTATTAATGTGTCATAGAAAAGACGAATACCATCAGAAGCCTTACCACCGACTTTTGCCCCTTCAGCGAGCGTATCAAAGAGAATACCAAGGTCAACAGCGGCAGATGAGCGTTCATCTTCAGTACCAAACAACATATCAAGCAATGACTGTCGTCCTTCCATGCTGTCAATATTCAACATTTGTAATGCGTCAAAATTCGCTCGCGAGTTCTCGAAGACAGATTGAATAGAAGCATTACGAGTACGGATTACATCTTGCGCATTCTCTCCACCGCTCAAGACCGCCTGACTATGCAAAGCATCAAACGGCGAAAAGCCTAACTGTTCAAAGGTATTTAAGTAATCATTATCAACCTTACCAGTATAATCGTCCTCCAAAATTTTTTGTCTACGAGCTTGTTCTACTTTATTAGCTGACTTAGCGTTAGCTTGTTCATTCTTTGAAGCATTGTGCCACACTTGATCTAATAAGGACGTACCAGGGCGTTTCAATTCATTTGATAACTGCGTTATGCGTCCACGAAGTGCACCAATATTAACCTCACCAATACGATCAAGCAATACTTTACTCTCATTATATCCGTCTTTGTCATTCTGCTCTATCAAATCAGAAGCCATTGTTTTCTTAAAAGCGTTCCAATCATTTTTAACATCAGCGATACTCTTACGTGCATTCGACAAAGCGATATTCATACGTGCCTTGATACCAGCCTCTAATTGGTCGCGCAAAGTTTCTTCCATATCAGTAGCCGAGGCAATCTTATACAAAGCTGTTATTTGTCGGTCGTAATAATTCTTCACATTGTCAATGATAGCCTTAACATCTTCTTGAGCATCCTTCAGTTCGTAACGCTTTGCTTGACGAGCCTCACGTTCCTCCTTCTTTCTCCGTGCATTAGCCTCCTGTGCGGCTTTTCTTGCAGCAATAATAGCAGCCTTATCAGGAGCTTCCAAATCCAAGCTACCATTGTTATCAGGAGTATCATCCGTAGCAACATTTATTTTATCACGCAAAACAGATTCAACATTGGCTACATCCTTAGAACGTCCTTTGTTACTATATGCTTGTGTAGCATATTTCAAAGCTTTAAGAAACTGTTCACCTCGTTTTTCGTATCGCAAGGAAGCATAAGCTTCACCAGAAATCTTCGCTTCAGCTCTACCATCATAACCAACATACATCGTTGATGCACCAGAACGGAAAGGATACAACTCTTCAACAGCACCAGGATATAAACCAAAACGTTTACCCAAAGACATCGCCAATGAATGAAGTGATACTCCCTTTCTGCCTGCATCCTCTACTATATGACGCAAATCAGCACCGCGTGTTTTTAATTTGTTCTCTTTAGCAAAAGTGTCATAATTAATCAATTGGTTAACCTCATATTGTGCATACGGATCATAATGACTCTTACGATATTTATCAATACCCTCCTGTACAGCTTTCTCCTTAAGTTGGTCGACAACTTTTTTATAAGCCTTAGCAAGGTCCTCTGCCGTAGATTTTTCGGTAAGCATGTGACCTAAGTACGTGCCATATTTAGAGTTAAACTCTTTAATTAAATCAGCACGTGCTTTTGTACCTATATTAGCCTTGTCGATTTTATCTTTCAGAGCATCCAACGTGGCCTTTTCAACAGTGAAAGACGAAACAGTATTCTTTACCTGTTTGTCCAACTCGCTCATAGCTGTAGTTGCATCTTTTGTCTTACTTGTAAATTCAACAATATAATAAATAAGTGAGACTATAGCAGCTATCACAAGTCCAAAGACGTTAGAGTATAAAGCTTTATTCAATCCTTCTTGCGCAATCTTTGCTTCTGTAGCCGCTACAGCTTCCTCTCTATCAGCAGCAGCACGGAAACGCTGGGCAATAGCAGAAGCCATAATAGCATTTTTCAAAGAGCCAAAGGATTCTACTACTGTCAATACCGCGAAAGCTACACCCTTAAACAGAAAATACGTAATAAGGGCAGGGAGTAAGAACAATATAGCCTTAACCGTCCACGCAAGCGAGGTCATAAAGAAATTAATATTATGCGTAATAACGGATGACTCCGTTAACGATTTAGAGAAATCATACCATGCCTGTGCCATCTCCTTAACAGCACTTACACCTTTAGGATTGACAAATGATTTCTCCCACATATTATTTGCTCTTTCGATAATGGCCTGCGCACTTTCTTGCTGCATTTCATACTCTTTCGTAGCCGCTGTACCTTCACGGAATGCCACCTTAGAAGTTTCAAGATGTTCTTTCAGCATATCTACGTTCTTCGCCATAGTAACCATCACATTACCAAGACGAGAACCATTACCGCCAATCTTTTCAAAGGTATCTTGCAAGGCATTCATATTGCCCTTAGCTTTCATCTTCTCAAGAATAAGAACCACCGCATCCATCGTGCGTCCAGCAGTGAACAGTCTATTGATAGTACCTGGTTCGATATTCAAGACCTTTTCAATAAGGTTGTGATTTTTCTGTAAAGCAACAAACAACTTTGTAAAGGCTGTAGAAGCCACCTCAGGCATCAACTGCATAGAGTCAGCAGCTGAACCCAAAGCGAGCAATTGATCGGTAGTAACACCCGCAACACGAGCTGTACCGACGAGACGCTTAGAAAACTCAACGATATTATTAGAAGAAGACGTGGTTGTAGAAGACAGTTTGAATAAGGCAGAACCAATCTTTAACATAGATTTCTCTACACCAAACTTAGGAATAAGTCCCATCGTTTCAGTCATCTTAGCAAGAGCCGTCAAAGATTCTGGTCCCATGTCTTCGGCCAAAGCAACCTTTACTTGATTGGCTGCCTTCACGAAACTTTCCAAGCCGTCTACACCATACTTACCCATACCAAGTTTACTACCCACATAGGCATCTTGCGCCAGAGACTGAATAGTAGAACGCGTATCAAGTTTAGAAAGATTTACGGCTAACTTATTAACCTCCGCCGAAGTTAATCCGCTAACCTTACGAATATCATTCAACTGGTCAGAGAACTTTAAGTTATCACGAATAACCCCCTGTAATTTAGTTCGGACCAAATTAAACAGACCAAAAACGCCAACGTAAGCCGTTATGTTCTTCACGGCACTTTTCCAGAGGGAATTGTGAGTACGCACAGACCCATTATTCTTGTCTATCTGATTTTTTATAGCAGCGATATTCTGCTGCATCTGTTTGAGCTTCGGATTATTACCCGCCATCTCATTCAACTCACGCTTAGCTGCACCAAGCGCACGCTTCAAGTCGCGCGTAGAAGTGCCAGCAAGGTTTCTCATCACCTCGTCGACACGTTTGGTTGCAGAAACATTGTGAGCAATAGCATTGTTATAGGCGTTAAATTCTTTTTCAGCCAACTTAAAGGCTTTCGTATTTTGTTTTCCCGCCTCTGCCAACTGCTGCATCTGTGAGTAACACTGTTTAGCCTTACTTCTCAACTCATCCATCACCTTCTTCGCGGTAGTGGTATTCGCTGTAATTACTACTTGTGCTTGTTTCGTACTTGCCATATCTACACGTAAACTATAATTTAGACACAAAAGTAAACATCTTTAGAAAAGAAGGTGGGACAAAAGGATGTCCCACGATAAAGAAAAACATTGAGTATTTTTGCGTTATAACATTAAAATAACATTATGCCACAGCCAATTTCAAATCCGATATTCCCGCTCAATAAAGTCGTAAGACGCTTTATGGAGCAAACAAACATGCAAATTAAAGCCAACCTTATCACACAGAAGGTTTGGCCAACAGAAATCTATCCGGGCTACAAAATAAAAAATGAAGCTAATAAAAGGGACGGTCTACCCCACTCTACAGGAGAAGGTTCAAAATCGTTTCAGTCAAGGTTAGTAAGAGCAGATCAAGCTGGGAACGTTACACTGGTATTCAATTACAACGACTATATGCGATACGTAGATATAGGTGTCGGTGGAAGACGAAGAGCTGAAAACGTAGAGAGAGGAAAGAATGCACGGTTTCGTAGTAGATATATCGCTGTATGGGATCCAACTGACGGACAGACACACCGACCTGCTATTATGAAAGAGTACCGCCACTTACAAGAACGAATAAGAGACTATCTTGTAGATTTCTACGGATACGAAGGACAAGTTGCCATACTTGACACCTTCACGGATGCAACAATACATCTCTGGTAAAACAAAAAAAAGACAACCGCAACCATCTTCACAGATAGTTGCGGTTTAAGATATAAAGTATATTCACACTTGTAAAAGAATTGAAAATTGTAATTCTAATGCCTTGCCTTCAATCTATCAATTTCCTTTTTCTCTGCTATCAGACGTTCACGTTCTGCTTTTTCTTCCTTGCAATACTCATCAAAGTCGGCTGCTTCACGAGCAAGCGTTTGTTTCTTTGTATTCAGCATGAACGTAAAAGCCGAACTTTCTATCAGCTGCATATCTTTATTAGCATCACAAGGAACGTCAACACCGATATACCAGTTTCGTTTCCATTCAAAAAAGATGGGCGTGGTACCACACTCTGCTGCCACAATAGTATTACCGCCTGTAAGGATGTCAAGCAACGAAGAAATACTCATAATAGGCAGGGCCATACGCTGACGCTCAGCAGTAACCGCACGAGAAGCGACCTTTACAGACGGACGAACCGCACGAAGATGCACCCGACTACCCTTTCGCAGTTGACGAGATTGAACTAAGTCAGGCGCAGGCATATCTAAGATGCGAAGATAAAAAATGAAATTGCGATCCTTCATTCGCTTTGTTATTTCTTCTCGAAGCGCATCCTCCGTCATCTTCTCTGCATCAGCTATATTAGCCGTTTTAGCCCAAGTAGCCAAAGAGTATCTATCACGGACATCTGTCCAAGACAGCAATTTAGAACGGTCATACAAACAATCTGGCTCATCCTTTGGCAACTCGTTCTTTTTGACAACGACCACACCGGAGTCCAGTTTTACATTCGGCTCATAACATAACTCGTTATCAATCTTGATTGCTACACGGAACACCGCAGGATTAGGTTCCTTCTCAAAGATAAGAAAAGCTACACCACCAGCAAACGCATCGTTAGAAGAATGGTAAGCCACGGCACCCATTCGCTTTGCATAAGCATCTGCTCGACGAAGAGCAAGAATAGCCTGCGAATTAAACTTGCGAAGTCGCTTTCCTGTTTCAGAAAGCACTGGTAGTTTGTAGTAATACTTCATTATCTTATTATTTTGTCGACAAAGTTAAATAAAAACATTAAATTTACAAAACATATTGACTAAAAATTATACCTTTGCTTTAATCAATTAAACAAAACATTCAATAATATGAAAAAGGACAATTACGAAGAAGAGAAAAGTAGCGGTGTTTCACTTGAAGATTACGTTATCCCAGACAAAATTAATGCTTTCATTCAACACTACAAGCCAGCTAAAGACGAAAGCACTTGCGACGAAGTCTATACAGATGCTAAATTACGCCAGTTCTTCAAAGCATGGCCTTGCACGTTAGGCGACCCGCTGTCGATTTACACAAACATACTAAGGGAGAGCGGATTTATCATGAAAGTAAGCCTATCAGGAGAACCAGCTTATTTCGTTTGTCTAAGAGAAAATTAAGAACATCCTGTGAAAGTTCTATTTTGAGGTAAATTGACCTCAAAACGTAAAGTATATACTTTATGATGCTAAGGTATATACTTTATGGTGCTAAAGTATATACTTTACGTTCGCAAAGTATATACCTTAGTTTTTGAGGGCTATAAGACTCAAAAGAAGTGTTGAAAACCCTTTATCTTTTTCCTAATACAGAAGTAATCAGACACACACCACTATCTTTTCTACCAATAGCCTTCTTTATAATAGAAATTAGGCGTTTATGTTCAGTCTGGTTTTTCTTATCATTACAAAGTGAAAGGTAAGTATCACGCTCTTCTTTTGTTGCAAACTCGACATTAATATTGCCAAGATAAGAACCAATATGCTTTGCGCTATGGAGCAATGAAGCAAAAAGACCATCACCGTATGCCGTTAAAACGTCTTGCCATTCTGTAGACAACGCACCAGGTACAAAAGCAGGCTGCTCATCCTTTACAACAGAAGGAACGATTGCCGGACCGAACAAATCAGTCTGACGCTGTTCTTTTCTCGTTTGATAGTCTCGCTTCCACTTACGCAAAACACCCATTACATAAGCCGCTACATCGTCAGGCTGCTTACGCTCAACGATACGTCGCATATCCTTATAAGCAAATTCAAGGAAGGATTGCAGCTGATTATCATCCATGTCTGACATAAGCATACGCAAAGCATAAGCAGAGAGTTCTGGACACCACGCCACATAACTATCAATAAACTTTATCTCAGACGAAGCTCTGTGATTGTTCGCATCACGCAAGAGTGCAAGCTGACCCTTCTTGATAACAAACTCAACCTCATCTGGTGCGCCACGCTTCTTACCTGCCGGATAGACTGGTGAGTATTCAAAAGAGAAATCAATCTCACCACGTTCCATCAGTTTATCCATTTCTTTCTTTACAGGATCAAGAACCATGATACGGACGTTACTCCAATTATTATAAGGATTCTTCCCCTCATTCGTTTGCCTAAAATACTCATCAGTAAGTCCAAGAAACTCAAGAAGGTCCGTATAAGGGACTTTCTTATGACCAATGTCACGATAACGACTTAGATAGATATAAAGGCGAGGAGTACGCTTTTTATTACATATCCGTGCAATATGCGAAAGGTGCATCACGTAACCATACTGCATCGTAAATATATCACGGATATTCTCTGTAAGCATAACGATACGTAACATACCCGTGCGGCGTATTTCGTTCTCGCTCTTAGGCAATTCTATTCGAGGAAATAAAGAAGCGACTACATACTTACTGATACGTCCACGACCATCAAATACAGGATATTTCATAGTAATGGAACTAAGAACCTTTGCAGCGTCTTCCAAATCATTGTAATGATCACGACCAACACCCAAGTCAACAGCCGAAAGTGTAAAGTCGAGTGTATCCCTTTGCATCAAAGAAGAATAATCGAAGATGTCTGGGAAAGTTCTATTCTTTTCCTTCTCAGCAACACTATCAATAATACGTTGCTGTAGTTTCTCAACGATACCCAACAAGATACGCTGCTGCATCAACGTAAAATCTCCACTAATCTGTGAATATACAAGAGGGTTGTAAAGCCACTTAGATTCCCGAAGGTCAGCAAAGATAACGTTAGAACTTTCCAATAAAGAAAGTCGCTTATCTTTATTAATACGTTTATATCCCATATTATGTATCTTAGGAATACTTATTTAATAGCCTTGTTTTAGAAAACAGTTGCCTTGTTTTAGAAAATAGTTGCCTTATTTTAGAAAACAGTTGCCTTGTTTTAGAAAAAACATACGCCAAAGTCTTTTGTACAAAGGGTTTCTATGTGCGTTTATACTTAATATACTCAATATTCATATTATCAGCTTAGTAGAATACAGAATAAAAAGAATAATCATATATACCTTTCGTTTTTCTAAAACAACGCAACTATTTTCTAAATCATAGCAATTGTTTTCTAAAACAACGCAACTATTTCACTTTATTACGTTCAACGAACTCAACGACAGCACGAAGTGCCAGAGACTTCAAAGTCTCTCCTGGAAGATAGTCCTTCACATCACGCAAACGACGATAAATGTCAACGGGCATATCAATAACAATACCCTTCGTTTGCTGACGACCTGTTAGACGTTGTGCATAGTTACCGATTGGAGCCATAGGCTGTGCCACTGTTGGCGTAGCAACGTTCCCCTCAGTAGCTAAAACTTCTTTTTCCATATAATTCTCTGTCTGCGTAATCATAGGTGTCTCACCTACTTTCAAACGCTTACCGTAATCTTTTCCCATAACTTTATGCTTTATATGTTTTCTTTAATTCTTTTACAAACGACTCATAATCGATTCCTGCGGTACAATAAGGCGCATACTCGAATATGTTGCGTAACTGAAGCTGCGCCTCGGCTACCTTAACACAACGACGGATGCGAGTATCAAAAACAATCTCATCATAAGTATCACGAAGATACTTAACCATGTCCTTTGTCATGTTGGTACGCTCGTCTGCCATAGCGAGTAACAGACCTCTCACTTCAAGGTCGGGGTTCAACATCTTGCGAACATCCTTACACGCTTTTAGGATTTTACCTATACCACTTACAGAAAGACCCTCTAACTGTACAGGAATGATAACGCCGGTAGAAGCACCAAGAGCATTATAAGTAAGTTCAGACAGCGACGGAGCACAATCTATTAGGACATAGTCAAACGCTTCACTAATCCAATGTGTGCCGTCCTTAAAGTCACCAGACATATCCGTAAACTCATTACCAAAAAGCTGACACAGAACCAACTTTGATTGCATCTGACGGTGTAAATCAGGGTCTATACTATTCAATAATGAAGAGGCAGGTACGTAATACCAGCGGTCACTCTTCTTGTAGACTGGTAAGGAATTACTACTGCCATCACGTAAGGCATCTGCTACGGTTAGAGCAGGAGAATAGTCAGCCTTTACCTTCTCCCATCCCATTAGGAACGACATATTACCTTGTGGGTCGAGGTCAATACACAAGACTTTAGCCTTCTTATTCAGACGCAGAATGCCTGCGGCTACACTCTGGACGGTAGTAGTCTTCCCTACTCCACCCTTATTGTTGACAAACGCCAACACTTCTTTAAGTTTACCCATATTTTATTTTCAATTCGTTCTACAAGAAGCACTGTGAATATATCACTTGCAAAAATACTATATTTTGTCAATACCACCAAACTATTTTACTTAAAAGTTTTATTTATAGTAAAAAATATAATTTAATAAGATGCTTTGTTATTATAAAAATACTTTCGTACTAAAATAGCTACGTATAAAAATACTTAATTAAAAGTCTATATAATAATTATGTTTCCATTTTTCGTTTATATCTATTGAGTAACTCCGCTCTTTCGATGTAAAGCGTTGTGTACGAATAGGTTTAACAGCGTATTGTGTGCGTGTTCCGATAGGCGTAACAGCACCTCTACCCCATCGAAAAGAGTAGAAAGTCTGCGTTCCATATCCCCTATCTCCAATGTTATCAACACATAAACAACGCTTTCCACCCCACCATCCATTAGGCAAAGTATGACGACGTAAGAGTAAAGCTTCGCTCTTTGTTGGTAAACGATAAGGCGAAATACGCTTGCATACGGCTTGATATAACCCGTTTATATCATCGTATTGAAATGGAAAGAGTTCCAAACTGGCAACATAAAAAGAAGCTGTATCATTCTTAAATAAGAAAATTTCACGCTGTGTATTTAAGCTATCTGTTCCCTTTTTGTCGCCAATATGGCTCGGATGATGTTTAGTAGAAGTTTCTAAGTCGGTATAAGGCTTTTCACATCCAAAGAGAAGGAACGCGGCTACAGCTGTCGAGCAAAATACTCGACAGCAAGCCTTAAAGTATAAATAATCAGAAATTCTGCGCATAATCTTCGTTCCATTGTGTGTTAAGAGCAAAAGTCATCTGGTTACTTTTCCCAAATAGTTCGCCAGAGAGGACTGTTGTACGGTTCATTTTCATCTGTACAGAAGGTACAACAATTTGTGAAAGCACCTTCCCGTCTTCATCTTTAGCCACCAATGTTACATTCGTATTCCACGATTCTGCTGAAGGTGATAACGAATATACCGCCAAGGAAGCATCCTTTGTACCTACGAATTTCTTAATATTAATGCTATAATGTGTCACATTATCATTAACAGCAAAGAGCGAAGGAACGCTAAGTGACTTATACCAAGTCGCAAGAGATAAATCCAGAGTAATAGCTGACGGGGGTACAACGTCTGTGATCTTAACATTCAAACGCGTAGCAACACGTTCCAGTGTAATACGCTGTACAGTTTCCATTCCCGAAGCAACACTCACATTAACCTCTTTAGCAAAGGTGTCACTTGCCTTCTCCCATGTGATAAAATCAGACGATAGAGTAGGGTGTGTTCCACGAGAAGCGACAATACGAATGACATGCTGACCATAGTCAAGCTTAACAGAAGGCTTACCAAAGTCATCATCAGTAGCAATCTGATGTACCGTCTGTTTCAGCTCACCTCCTACATAATCAAACAACCACAGGTCTGTCATACCGACACCATCTGCCGTCAAAGACGTTGTTTCAGGAGCACGAGTTACGACTTTCCCAGTCATATTCTCCGTTCGTTGCGTAAAACCATTACACAAGAAAGTAATAGTTTTCTGCTGTGTAACAGGCACTTCAATGCGCGAATCACTCTCGCTACTGCAAGCAGATAGTAATACAACTACCAATACTGCAAAATAAATAACCTTTTTCATAAATGATTAGTTTAATAGATTTGTATAATAATATATTAATAACGAGTTAATTAATAAACTCGCTTTTTAATAAGCAATATAACATATTTATTATCTTCATATAAATAAAAGTATAAAAGTACGTACGTACGAAAATATCTTTATATTTAGTATATTTGTTTTTTATGTAAGAAGATGAAAACTTAAGAATATCCTTCACGAAGAGTTCGGTAAGTATGGCAGCGACAGGAGCAAAGAGTGCTCAAAATCATTCCAATTCATTACAAATTAGAAAGAATTTGCACTAAAGATGGAGGACAAATGACATCTATCGGTGTAACAAACATAGACATTACTACATGAGAGAGTATCAAGCAGTGTACCTAAACTGTCAACCAAGGATATATCTGAACCTATCCTGTAGTTATAATAGGGAGTCATACCCTGCTTCTTGCTTTTCTGTCAAGGGGAGGGTAGGGGAAGAGCAACAGTATAAAGCTGATACCTATCCCCACTCCGTTACTCCTTAAAGCCCATAGCGTTCATATCAGCCTTGTGCTGACGTGCCGCCTTAATCTCTGCAATTCGCTCTTTCGTAATACCTGTTTCACGTGATGTTCTTACGTGTAAGAGTTCAGGACGACGAGAATAATCCACCTCTGTCAAACCAATACCACGCTTAGGATAAAGTGTAGGAGACACGGCTGGATCATACTCCTCTTCCCATTCGTCAAGCGGCTGAAGGTCGTCAAGACGTGAAGCGCGATACTTACGGTCTCTATGTATCCAGATGTTCTGCGCCCATTCAGCCATCAAATCCAACTGATGAAGAACGCTCGCCCAATCAACGTCTTTACCTTTTAAGTCATCCATACATCCACGCAACTCAAGGTAAGCGTTTAAGCCTGGCACCTTTGCAACAGGACGTGGCTCATCATACTCTTCATCATAAACACGGCCAAGAATGTCCTCGATATACTCCTTTACGGTTATACCCCGCTTTGCAGCCTCACGTCCATTTTCTATAGCCAATGCACGACCATCAAGATAAGTTCGTCGAGCATCCTCTGCTATTTGTGCCTGTGTAGTAGTACCATCTTTCCGTACTCGTGTAACACCACGCTGTGTAGGAAATGAGACATACCGTGCAACCACACGTGGGTATCTCGTTCCGATAATACTTAATCCTAAATCTGTACGTGTCATCTCACGCGTCACGATAAAGGGCGCATTTGCCTGCATATTGTCGTTAAACTTCGGACAGGCATTAGGTATCCAAACAGGCAATGCTGTCAATTTTTTATTCTCTTTATTATTACTTTCCATACATTTTGCCCGTCACGCCGATAGCCCAGCTATTTCTTTTTATTAACGTTGTAAAGTTTTGTCAAAACTAATTCCTGAAATATCATCAAGAGAAATAAGATTAAAGCATTTATCATTATCAACAGAGACTACTGTTCCTGTACGAAACAAGTTAGAATAATTTTGAATTGCGTGATACAAAACACCACGAATCAAATTACCATTTTTCAAAAGTACAGAAACACTTTTACAACAATTTTTATTAAGTTTATCTCCTATATCTATGTTATTTTCAACACGTATTATTGTATCTAAAAAAGACAGAATATCATCAAATTCTTTTGCTGTCATACATTTTGCCCGTCATGCCGATAGCTAAGCTTTTTATGTTTATAAATAATCTATTTTAAGAACGTCCTTATTTACTATCGCAAATGAAGAACGGCTATAATCACAATTAGTCTCAAGAAAATCCTGACACTCGTCAAACGATCCCTCAAACACAGGCGTTTGTTTCCACCCGCCTATTGTTTCTTGCACACAATAAACATCCATAGCGTATTTTTTTAATATTTTCTAAAGCACCTCCGGATGATAGGCCTGAAGCCACTCTGGTATCTCACGCAACACACGTGCTTCCTCCAGTGCGTCCATAGGACTATCTCGTAAGTAAGTTATCTCTCGAGTCTCATTAAACTCACCCTCCTTGAAACGAACAACAAATGTTCCTTCAGGATCACCTACAACCCACCAGCCGTCGTCTTTACTACTCTGTAGAACGAAACGATTAAAGGCTGACAAAGTGATTTCCTCCTCTTTTACAAGACGAGCAGCCGTAACAGTAGCCTTACCTATAAACTCAATAGTTTTTGGCAGCGACATAAACCGCTCTATAGCATCCTCCTTATCCTTACCAACCGAAGTAACGTGAATCTCGTTTCCATTCGATAAAGTAACATAAAATGTGTATCTTTTCATTTTCCATTCCCCGTAAAGCCGGATAGGTCAGCTATTTATTTTCAAAATATTTTCTAATTATTTTCTCACGCTATATTAGCGATGATTTAATTTCTATATTATGATGCCACCCCGTACCATCTGCCATAGGAACGTCATACTCTTTCGTCTCAAGATAAATACTATCTTCTTGATTGCGTAAGAAAAAATATGTACCACTACCATCAGCTTTCAGAAGATGAAAGTCTGACGTACCAAGTTCTTTCTCAACGGCTAATTTCAAGGCTTCCTTAAAAACCAAGTCTCCAAACGCCGATACTCGAGGACTTTTACGACAGTCATGGAACCCTCCACGAATCGCACCACGGATCTTGCCACCAGCAACAATGAGACGATAGACACCTGCACCTTGATAGGCTGACAGCCAATAACGACCATCTTCGTCCGTCTCGTCTTTCTTATCACACCAGACAATAACCTTAGCAACACTCTCCGTCAACTCAGGAGCAACGTCCTTAATAGCCTTATTACCTTCCTCCTCAGAGATTTCCTCACGAACCAAAGAAAAGTTAATCTTCAATGGCTTAAGATAATAAAAGAAATACCCTCTATAATCTTTGTTCAGTCCCGACTGCCAACGACCGTCTACCTTCCTCAAATAAATAACGTCTTCTGGCCAAATAGACGAAGACGAAAAATAACGTCCGATTTCAACAGCCTCTGCGTTCTCAGCTCTCTTCTCAAAGGCTGCTATATTCTTTGGAGTACCAGACATACGACAAACCTCTCTGCCATTTGTACCGATAAATGAAGTGTAGTCTCTCATATACTTTCCCCGTCAAGCCGTTAGGTAAGCTATTTAGATTTTAAAAAGTCAGTAATTTTTTCACACCCTATATAGGGTTTTACTTTACAACATCTTTCCAGAATGCTGTCTTTGGATTTCTCAGCCTTAAGCGATTCTTTATCCACCACTTAACGGCAGCCTCCATAATATCTTTCATTCCAGCAAGTATTTCTTTAACATTAGCCTGTGTCAACTCTCCATTTCCTTCACCCCCTGCATGTTTTAAGATGAAGGTTTTATCCTCCTCTGTATATCCACACATGGAACGAGCTTTAACGGCTGCCACATCTTCAGTAAATCGTTCAGGAGTAGTGTCCAGCACCTGAACATTCAAGCGTGGCCAAGTCTTACATTCTATTAGTTCAAATGATTTTCCGTCCACCTCGTGAACCGAATATCTAAAATCATATTCTTTAAGCATACATCAACATTCCATATTCATAAACCTTACGCCCAGCAGCAATATCCTGTGCGTCTTCTACACTTATGTTATTTTTCATTGCCCACGCAATCATACGTGAAGCATTGTCATTGCAATCATAAGATTCGCAACTCTGTGTATCATAAATTGCATTCATTCCACGCCAAACATGACCAATCTTATCCAACAAGTTATAATAAAGTTCGTCGACAGCAGCATCATCGTTATAAAGTTCCATCCAATCTTCAGGAATATAGCAATAAGGAACCGTTAAATAAGTATTTTCAGTAATCTCATCAAAGACCATATCTTCAAACACTTGACAAGACATCAGAACGTCTGTTTCTAACCCTACCAAAGTAAGATAGGCACCGAGTAGATAATCATCCGTATAACGTGTATCATTTCCTTTTAGAGCTGAATAAATCTCCTCTATACTCTTAGGCATAAAAGACCAAAATCCATAACGAGACACCCAATTTTCCTGTATATAATTACACAGTTTTTTATTCTGTAGATTCTTTTCTAAGAAAGTGATAGCACATACCTTCCAGTCTTCTTTCATTTCAACCGAAAAATCAAAACTATCATGTCTAAAATTATATTCCTTAGGTCTATAAAGCTCACCAATATTGATTGACTTTACACCATAATCAACCAACACAGGTGCTATATCGTCCTGCATAACAGCAGCAACTTTCTCCATAATCACAACGTCAACATCTTCCTGATTAACGCTAACTGTTTCAAAATCACCTATGCAATCACGACTATAGTCTTCAATCAAAGATGCAGATAAAGACGTCTCATAGGTTGAAAAATCAACCAGTGGACAAATTGATGAATTTAACTCGATTTTCATTTTACTTTCTTTTGTGTCAAGCTCAGCTCGACTATTAAATATCAGTTGTTTATTAAACTGATGCAAAGGTAAGCAAAATAATTGTACGCTCCAAACTTTTAAGCTAATATTTTCACTAAAAATAAAACTTTTAGAAAATCACTAATAAATAAACGCTATTATTTAAGAAAAACGGGACCGATAGCTTATGTATCAGCCCCGTAATAATAGAGAATAAGCATAACAAGCAAAGAGGACACGAAACAGACTATAGGACTACGAGAAAGATCGTAACAACCTTTTAGCCCTCAATCGTATTCCCTGGCACTGGTGTTCCTCCTTCAGTACCACCACCGCCTCCGGTGGTAGGGTCGCCCTTCTTGTTATCCTCGTTAATATCCTCGCCAGGTTCAGGCACAACAACACCCTTAGGCGTTACACGTTGGAAAGATGCTGCCATACGAAAAGCACGACTATAATTAGGTGCAACAGTACAAGCCAGAGTAGGGTGGGCTTTAGCAGCCGTCACGTCCTCCAGCTTTGCGACTTTACCATCCTTATCCGTCACGCTCATCTCCAACTTAGGATAGAGGATTAAGAACGAAGGTCCTAAAGGAACTCGAAAGCCTCGAAGCAAATTCTTCTGTGCTGCCTTCATATAGAACTTTACCGCCGTCTGCATCTCCAGCGGGTCGAGCGTAGTGCCTTGACAGGCATCCTCGCAAAGTTGTTCAAAACTGAGTGAGCCTGTAGGTATAACCTGAGACATCACATAATGTTTCTTACTGATCGGAGACGTACGCTCAACGACTGTATAATTAATATTTTTACCAGCCATAATCTTATTATTTTTTGGCGTTAAAAATAGCTGCTTAAAATAAAGTATATACTTTACCGACTTAAAGTATATACCTTAGCAGCGTAAAGTATATACTTTATGAAAACGAACTATATGGTGGTCCTCTGATATTCATACTCAAAGGTAAGAAATAATTAAAAAAGCCGTGGGACAAAATCCACACGGCTAAAAACAAAAACTATGAAAAATGAAATCTAAATATTGTTACGCCTATATAAGCGTTATGAGTTCTCCTTTCATCAAATACTCACTATGAGCACGAAATAAACTAATCCGTTACGTATTCTTCTAAGTCGTCTGCGCAAAAGACTTCTACACCATCATAATAGAAGTGTGTTGCCAACGAACCGTTAATATCACAATCGAAGAGTTCCTCGCAAAGCCCTTTGTCAACAAAATGAGATACAACGCGGTCCCACATAATAGAAACCAAAGAATTACGCACTGCACTATTATTGTCTACACTCATTAAAATTGCATCGCATAAGTCTGAAGGTCTCCACTGAACGCCAAAATTAGAAGCAAAATTCTCAAATTTCTCATCAAAGTCAGAGCCAGAAGCTACAAAGCCTAAAGCAATCAAAATCTTGTCAGTCTGTTTCATATTCTTTTCTTTTTGTGTGAAGCCTTTATTCAGCCTCACGGGTTATTATATATAATTGTTTTCTATTACTATAAAAGGCATAAATACCATATTCTATTTTCAAGGGAGAAATGCCAAGCAAAATCCTAAAAATTTTTCCAATTTTTCAGAGGTCCTATATAGGGAGTGTTTCGGATTCCTTTATATTAAAATAAAATTTGTTCCATCGCCTACCTCGTCTTTTTCGCAACATATAATGAAAAAATATTTTACAAAGAGGAAAAATGCACACCTTTGAATGGTAAAACCAAATTTTATTTTTATTTTCAAATCAACAAATCCATAAAATCAATTTTTTCATTTTTGAAAAAGAGGCGGGCAATCGCGAAGAAAATTTCCAAAACTTTTCCAATTTTTCAGAGGTCCTATATAGGAGTAGCTTTGAAATGTCGGTGTAAAAATGAAAATTTTTCAAAATCGCACCCCCGCCTATTTTAGGTCTATTTTTGCGAAAAATCACAACATTTAGAGCCAAAAGCCAAAAAGGTACTAACCTTCATCAAAGAAACGACAAACACCCAGTTTACCATACTTTCGCGTAAAATCATTATCTATCATAATTGTGTATGTCTGGCCGTCCTCTGCCGAACGACATTCCCAGGCGTCTCCCTGCATCACTGCCACGGCCTCAGAAACATCTAATCTGTCAGGGCTGCCACTCCACACTATATCACGATCAAAAGCCGTATAAGTGCACCGAATATCAAAAGCAGCCTCAGGAAAGCAAGCAGAAAGATACGCCCTTAAATTCTCTGTCAGACGATTCTCTGTGATTCGTTGACCCTTTCGCAAAGGCTGTACGCCTAAAGTTTCCATCATCTTAACCGCTTTTTTCGTGCGCAAGGTATAAGCCCTTTTTTGTCGTTGCTGCTGCTTTGCTTCGTCTCGCTTCTTAAGCCTTGCACCCTCTTTTAATTCCTCTCTGGCACGCAGAACGACATCTGCGAACATGTCGCGCCACGATAACGGGAAATAAACATATCTGGTGTAATCGTAACCTTGTGGATCTATTGCCACCCACCTCGAAGGCGTACGTATCAAGCAAACACGCTGTATAAAAAAATGTTTGCACGGCCACGACAAGTTATAAAGACTTTCTTCTCCGATGTCTTCAGAGAAGCTGCCACCTTTAAAACCGCCTGTATAGTCGTGAATATTCAAAGCGGTTAATTCCTCGTCCGTCATATCGATGATTTTCTCAATATGAAGCAAACGCGGCTTAAAGTCCATAACAGACCCATAAGAATCAGCCCTTAAAAAGCTCTTGACATAATCAAGAATAGAAGAGATCTTGCAAACAGGACCAGGACAGCCAAAAATAAAGCTGCCCTCTTTCCAATGATTAAAAGGCACTTCAGCGGTTAACTTCTTAGCAATTTTTTCAGCAGTGAGCCAGTAGGGGCAAAGGGTCATTATATCGGGACTTTTCCCGCTACCATCTTCTACAGTAAGAACAGGCTTAAATCTTTTTTTATTCCCAGACTTAAGACAAAGTTCTATTTTTGCGCCCGTGTTATCTGTCATAATATCATATATCGCTAAAGTCTTTTTTAAAGCTTCACCACGAACAACAGACACGCACCCCGCTTTAAAATCGGTTTCAACCGTGAAAAGTTCAAATACAGCACGGGTAAAGCGTTCCACACGATCAAAGACCTGAGCACACACAAATTTATTATCAATCTCAACAACTTTTTTTAATTCTTTCATAATTCAAATTCATAAAAAGGACAGGCAACTGCCCCGCAATTTTCCAAAATTTTTCCAATTTTTCAGAAGGCCTATATATGATATAGTTTGAAATTGTGTCATTTTGACCCAAATTTTTAAAAATCGGCCACCCGCTAAAATATGCACCAAAATATGCGAAAAATCACAACAATTTGACCCAAAACAGGAAAAAGAGATAACACCCTCCTGAATATTATTAATATACAAAAAAACACCTGTGATCCCTTCTTTCTGTGTTATCAGTTAGTAACTAACAGCACAACGAAAGACAGACAGAAGCCGCCCTTATTCTTTCGCGAAAAGTGTTCCACCGATAGCCGGAGCGACAAAAACAGAAAGGGCAATTAAGACCAGACCGCCGAAGTAAATTGCGACAGCCACCAAGATAGCAAGAAGAATAAAAAAAATAAACTTTACCATACTTTTTTTTTATTTTCCACCCTGCGGGGCTTTCTTACCCCGCAGAATGAATAAAAAACTATAATGAACTAAATCAGAACCTACTCAGAGAAACCTCTGTTAAACGCCCGTATTTACGTGTAAATTCGTTGTGCTTAAACTCGTACTCTGCCATCTCATAAGGAGAAGAAGAAGGCGTTAACCATCGATCTCCAAGCATTACCGCGAGGCGATTCTTTACCTCGCGTTCAGAAGGCCCGCCCGTCCACTGAAGACTCCGGCGAAAATGTTCCCAACTTGAAGAGGATATTTTAAAGACAATATCCGGGAAACAAGCCTTTAAATAACGCCTTACATTCGTAGTTATAATCCTCTCTGTCACAGGCTTACCAGATACTAAGGGCTTAGCCTTCGCTGCTGTCATTAAGGCCAATGCTACCGCCGTACGCTCATCATATTGACGACGCAATATATTATCACGCGCTTCTTGCTCTTCGCACTCTCGCTGTTTTTTTTCATCTAAAAGCTTCTGGGCCTGTGCCACAGAATCAGCGTACAGGGATTTCCATGAAAGAGGATAATAAACATATTTAGCGTAATTATACCCCTGTGAATCTATTGCGATCCACCGCGAAGGGGTACGAATCAGGCAAACAGAATTTATAAAACTATGCTGCTGAGCACAGTTAAGACTGAAAGAGCATTCTTCAGGCACATCCGCGGAAAAACTGCCACCGCCGAAGCCTTCTGTATTATACTTATAGAAGTTCAAGTTATTTAAATCCTCATCTGTCATATCGAGGATCTTATCTATTCGCAAAAGTGTTGGAATATAATCGCTATACTCAAGATCCGACTCTGCCCAGATTATATCGTAGAAGCTATCTACGATATTCGCGGGCTTAGAAAAACCGCCATTCCATCCGTAAATATAATCACCTATTTTTAATACCGCATAAGGCTTGCTTAGATTTGCCTTAGCGGCCGCCTCGGCCGCCTTCCAACGCGGGCAAGCGTCCATTATGTCCGCGGCCTCGTACGATTCATTGCTAATTAGAATCGGGGCAGCTTCTTCACCTTCTGCCGGCATTAGTGAGATAATATCACCATCTTGCGAAGTCTTTACGTAGAATAGCGCAAGACGCATAACAATAACAGCCCCGTACAGGATTTCTACGGCCCCCGTCTTTGTTAAGATATTTACTTGACAGCCTTCAAAAATTGCCAAAGCGTACCTTTTTGCGCGATCAAAAACTCGCGCCTGTGTGTGCACGTTATTAAGATCAATAACGTTAATCAAATTTTTTGTTTCCATATTTTTTGTTTTTTGTGGGGCTAACAGCCCCACAAGGTTATACAACTATCTCAATCAACCCTTATAGAATACGTATCCACTTTTAAACACATAATCATTAAAGAATAAATCGCGTGCGTAGGCTTCAAAATCAAAATAAGGCGCAAATTCTCCCATCTTGTCCAAGATATTATCATTCTCAATACACTCATAGGCGTAATCCACTTCAGAATCATAAGCACCCTTAAAACGATCTTCAAATTCGCAAAGCTCATCAAAATCGAAGTACTCAAGGAAAGCCGCGAGGGCTTCTGGACTCTCGCAACTGCCCAACGCCTCTATATAAGTATAAAGATCTTCAATCCCTCCACACTCCGAATATAATTCTTTTGGAAAATTGCAGAAGTCCTGAAACATTAACTCCGGGCATTGCTCATCTCCGTGCAATGCACGGCAAACAGATAAGAATATTTCTTTATCCTCGCAAGCCTGAAGACTAATCCAAGCCCCCGCAAGATCTCCCGCGTTATACTTTGCATAAGTTCCAACATATAAGGCGGGTGTATTCAATTCCTGTGCGATATAAGCGGTTAAAGCTGTTTTTCGTGCGTTAATCTCTTTAATAGATGCAATATTTTTAAAATTTGTTTCCATAATTTTGTTTTTTAATTTCAGGCTACCGCCTGAATGTTTTTTATACTGTTTATTTATTAGGCGGTTTATAAGGGACCGCCCGCCCTCTTTATGCATACATATATACGTAATATACCGCATATATGCTTAGCAAGATTAACGCTATATTAACGATTTTCTCGTACTTATTAAGTAAAGAAAAAATGCGCTTATTAAATCGTAACTCCGAAAGATAAAAATTATTTACTTTCATATTTAACCCTCCACTATTTTAGAAATCACACGAATATAATTACCTGTCAAGCCACCTCTCGGAGCGTCATTTCCTTTCACGTACTTCACGCCTAATCTATCAAGTAAGGCGCAAACCTCAAAAGTATGATCCGCGTTGTGAATAAATCGACCACGGCCGGCAGCGTAACACGGCCGAATTAACTTGTTATCATCAACGTAGCCCATAGTTGTATAAGTACGTTCGCCGCACAGATAGCGAACGACGCGAGCAGCTACGGAGGTCATAGGAATAGACTGTTTTTTTAATCTCTTGAATAAAGTTGACTTTTTCATAATTTTATTTTTTTAGTGCCAGGCTTGCGCCTGGCTGGTTTAAATTAAATATTATATTCTATATTCTTTCATTTCGTGAAGGCAATAAAAAGCTAACTGATCTTCACGCGTTGCAATTTGTCGCGCATCCTCAATCGTTTCAACGATAATCACAGCATCGTAGTAATATAAATCTGTTTCAGAATCCAGCCAACCACCGAAGGCAGTGACTTCTGAATCAGTAGCAGCATAATCTACCACAGCGGCAAGGCCTTCAGCGTTGAAACTGTTTTGCGTAGCTTTTACTGCTACAGCGTAACCGCTTGTAATAGGTTGTAACGTCTTTGCATCCACCGTGAAGCCTTCTGGGTTTGCGGCTGCTATTGCAGCAAGTGCCGCGATTATTAATTTCTTTTCCATTTTTATTTTGTTTTTGTGCCGTGCTATTGCTCGGCGGTTGTTTTTTTTTAATTGCTGATGCAAAGGTAATATGTTTATTTAGTTTGTGCAAGGAAAAATCGTATTATTTTTAGTATTTGGCAAAAAAATAATAAATAAACCTATTTTTTTAGCTTTACACCTTATTATATATAAAAAAACACCACATTATTACACATCAATCATCATACACTTACACAGCTCTCAGATCCTGTATAACCGGTTATGCACATTCTCAAGCTATCTTGCATTATCCTTTATGTATATCTTTGAGAAGACTTCATGCATAAAATTTATATGCCTTCTTAGCGTCTCACCTCGCATCAGGCTTCAGGCATCTTTTTACCTTCATTTCTCTAATCTGAACCAATAAACAAAAAAACCGATGAAATCGGGCTTTTTTGCTTTTTTCAATCACCCAAGACTTAACATGAAAAGTAAAAAATATTTACAGGGAGCGTTCGCATATTTTTGAGCCAAAAATGGCTCGGGGCGGGGAAAATACT